ACATGAACAATTGCTCCTTTTTTATTAAAGCATCCAAGAGCCATAGCATTTTTCCAACCAAAATACGCTGGCTTTGTTACTGGTTTATATACATGCGGGCGTTTTTTATATTTTTCATAATATAAGCCATATATTGGATACCATAAATTTTCTTTATTAATTGTTTTTGAATGTTCCATCCAATAAGGCCAACTTTCAATTTCTTTTCCCGTATAATAATCTTCTGGGTCTATTAATTCTGTACAAATTAAATCAATAGAATCTAAATGTTGTTTCCACTTAAAAGCCTGAGATACAGTTGAGCGTTTTCCCGCACGATATGGACAATTTTTATTTTTAAAAACAGCACCTTCTCCACCATTTTTAAAAATTTGTTGAAGTCGTTCTTCAAAATTATCATAATAAGTAGTTACTCTTTGTACATATCTATCAGAAAAAGAATAATCTAAACTAGTATTATTTAAATAATTATCAATTCTTTCAATAGTCGGTTTATTTTGAATATCTTCTCCTGCAAATCTAATAATATCAAATACTTTATATTTTACAGGACCGCCATATTCATTTGAATCAAACTGACGTTTAACTGCATTTTGAGGTAAACATCCAGATAATTTAGTCACATCATTAGAATGTCCACCTTCTACATAAATTTCACCTACAAGAATAGTTCCATTTGGAATAGCCCATTCAGCCCATTTCTTAATATGAGGAAAGTTATCAGACTTTTCTACAAGCTCTCCTGTTTTACGAGATTTTGTTCTAGAAAATAAATAAATATATCCAGAATCAGTTTTCTCTAATTGATATAAAGCTCCGTCATATTTTTCTTGCATGATAAAATCACCTGATTCGAAAGCTTGTCTTGCGGCTTTATCAGATGCTTTAGAACAATATTTCATAGGTGGAATTTGCCAAGATTCTGGATATAAACTAGACATGAATAAGAACTCCTCTGCCACCATGACTTTGAACTTTAATATTATTATATTTAATAGAATTTTTAGGAATAATCTCTACACTTTCTACTATATCATCTTCATCAAGAGAAATAGCTTTTACTCCATATCCATTTTTAGTAGCTCTAATAAATTCTACTTCAAATTTAATAATATGAGTTTTACTTTTAACAATCGCTAAATCTCCATTGCTTTCAAAAACTCCTACAATAGAATCATTTTCTCTAAGAGAAATTCCTTTCATTCCCTTTTTATTTTGAGTTGTTGTAATCCAAATATCTTTATTAGTCTTTTTTATTAAACCATATTTAGTAAAGAAAATAATATAAGGATGTTTTTTATCTATTCCCATATTAAAAATATTTAGAATCTTTTCTTGCGGGGCGAGGCTTAAAATAGTTCCAACTGCCTGACCTTTATCTCGATTCCCGCATTCTTTAATCTCTTCTGCTCTTACTTTAAAAATTCGTCCAAGAGAAGAGAAAAGTAAAAATAATTCATTCGACTTCATTTTAAGGACATTTACTTTAGTCCCAATTTTCTTATACATAGAAATAGGAATATTTTGTAAATAACCTTTTTCATCATAAGTAATAACTACATCTTTAATAACTTTTTCTTTTTTCTTCTTATCTTTAGAAGCAATTTCTTTTTGAATTACTTGTGTGCGGCGCTTGTCTCCATATTTTTTAACAAGTTCTTCTAATCTATTAATTAGAACTTCTTTTTGTTTATCTGTTGATTCAACAATTCCCGCACAATATAATGCAAATTCCTTTTTCTCTTGGAGCTCATTATTAATAGCAATTTTTTCCATATTTGCTAATTTACTAAGTCTCATTTTAAGAATTGCATCTGCTTGTAATTCTGTAGAATTGAATCTATTAATTAAATTAATTTTAGCTTCTGAAGTATTTTTACTCTGTTTAATTGTTTGAATAATATTATCAATATCTTCTAAAGCTTTTACTAATCCTTCAAGAATTTCAATTTTTTCACTTGTTTCGTTTAAATCATATTGAAATTCTCTTTTAATACAATTAAGATTATGTTTAACATATTCTTGAAGATATTGCTCAAGAGTAATCATAATTGGAGTTTTACTAATAATACCATTTTGATTAGCATTATATTGTTTACGAAGATTAGTGCTTTCAAATAATTGAAGAACTACTTGTTCTGGACTATAATTATTTTCACACTCAATAGTTAAAAGAATTCTATTTTTATCAGATTTATTATAAATTTCTTGAATTCCAGTAATCTTACCCTCTTGGATTCCTTTTTTAATTTCATCAATTACTGGTTCAATATATACTTGATAAGGAAGTTCTGAAAAATTAATTTCATTTCCATTAATAGTATATTTACTTTCAATAATAACTTTACCTTTACCAGTTTTATTAATTTCTGGTAAATCTTTTTTATTTACTATAATTCCACCTGTTGGGAAATCAGGATAATAATTATCATTATCCACAATTCCTGTGCGGATATAATCAAAAATTAATTGGGCTGTTTCGGTAAAATTATGACAAAGCCAAGTATTTGATAAAGATACTCCAATTCCTTGTGCTCCGTTAACAAGAAGACGAGGAAAGATTGCTGGTAATACCTTAGGCCATTTAGCATCTTCACTAAAGTTAGGAATCATATCTACATTATTTTTATTAATTCCTTGAAGCATACCATCTTCTGTAATAGCTGCTAAACGACATTCGGTATAACGTTGATTTGCTAAAGCATCTCCACCAAGAATAGGATTACCATTTGCTCCATGCCAATCAATTTCAGGAATATTATTAATAAATGGTTGAGACATACGAGCAAAAGTTTCATAAATAGCTACATCAGAGTGTGGCCATAAATCAGCAATAACACCACCACTTACTTTAGCAGATTTTACATGAGGTTTTTTGCTTGTATATTTCTTTATATACATTTCCCAAATACAAGCGCGTTGACCGGGTTTTAAACCGTCTAAAATATTCGGAAAAGCTCTATTCATATTTGTTTCAAGAGATGAATCAAGAAAGTTTTGAGAAATCTCTGAAATAACATTAATACTATTCATAATCAGCTCTCGCTTCCTCTCCATGCTCTTGTAAAAATTTAATTCTTGGTTCAACTACTTTACCATAAAGATCTGTAAAAATTTTATCAGTTTCTTTAAAATCTTTTACTTCAAGTTGTAAAACTTGTCTTGTGATTGGATCTAATAGAGTTTCGTTAAGCTCTGTTGAGTCCATTTCGCCAAGTCCCTTTAAACGATTTATCGTCTTAATAGTACAATTTTGTTGACATTCTTTTAACTCTTTATCCCCTTTAAGATAAATATACTCATTTTTATTAGTAATTACTTTATAAAGAGGTGGTACTGCTGAATAAACATGACCATTAATTATTAGTTCTGGACACATATACCATAAAATATTAAATAGTAAGTTTTCAATAGCTGAACCGTCTGGATCTGCATCTGCACAAGCTATAATTTTTCCATAACGAAGTTTAGATGCGTCATATGTTAATTTACAATCCGCAGAATTAACCGGTAATCCAAGAGCTTGAACTAAATTATTAATTTCTTTATTTTTATAAATATTTGCGGGAGCTGTTTTTAAAACGCTTAACATTTTCCCTCTAACACCATAAACTGCTTGTATCTCACTATCTCTTGCTGCTACTAATCCAGATGCAGCTGACTTACCTTCGCAAATTAATAATTCACATTTTGTTCTATCTTTGCTCCAACAATCTGTTAAAGTTGTAGGTAGTTGAATATTTTTCTTTTTTTCAGATTTATTTGCTTTATTTTTGACTTGCTCTCTAGCTTTCTTAGCAGCTTCTGCGGCTTTACGAGCTATAAGAGCTTTTTCAATAATTTTAGTACCATCTTCAACATTATTATCAAGCCAAATTTCAAGCTGCTCCGCAAGTATAGTATTTATAAAACTAGTATCAATTTTAGTAATTGTAGATTTAATTTGAGCATTATAAGCTACATTTTCTGCTGTAATGTTAGCAACTAAAATTAATCCTTCTTGAAGAGAAGAACCATCTAAATTTTTATCTTTAGCTTTTAATATTCCTTGTTCTTTTGCCCATTTATTTAAAACACGTGTAATTGTTGATTTAATAGCTGTAATATGCGGGCCAGATGATGTTAATCCACAATTAACATAAGGAATAATAGTAGAAGAACCTTTACTTGTATAAGTTAGTCCTAATGAAATAGCTTGTTTATTTCTCTTCTCTTGGATAAATAATGGATTATTAAGAATTTCAATTTCTTTACCAAGATGTTTAATTAATAAATCTTGAATACCATTTTCATGCTTAATAGTCTCATTATTAAAAATAATAGTAAGACCTTCACATAAACAAGTAATATCTTCACAAAAATCTTTTAACTTTTTCTCATTTATTGTAGGTGAAGTAAAAAATTCTTCACTGGGAATAAAAGCTACTTCTGTACCAGAAGCATGAATTAATTTTCCTGTTTCTCTTTTTTCAAAAATTCCTTCTGTAAAAAAAATAGACTCAAAATTACCTTCATCATCGAAAGAAACTACATTCAATTTATGAGAAAGAAAATTAGTTAATTTTGCTCCAATTCCATTTAAACCAATTGCCGTTCCTTCATACACACCGTCATCACGATATTTACCAGAAGTATTAATAACATCAAAAGAAGCTTGAAGAACTGTTTCTCCATCATCTCGTTGAACATTTATCGGAAACCCCTGACCATGATCGCGAATTAGAATAACATTTTGTTCATCAATCCAATCGGGATTTATATAAATTTCGATTAAATCTCCATGACCAATATTAAACTCATCAATAGAATTTCCCAAAATTTCTATTGCAAGTTGTGTTGCATCACTGGTATCTCCCGCGTACATTCCTGGACGAAGTCTAACATGTTCTCGTGGAGTAAGTGACTCAATTGAGTCGTTTTTATAAAAATTATTCAAATTATTAACACCTCTCTTTTCTTTATTTATATTATATCAAAAAATTTTAATAACTGTCAAAAGAAAAAAAATGGCCTAAATTTAATGAAATTTAGACCATTAGAAAGAAGGTTTAAACAATTTGAACTGGAGTTTGATAAACCATAGTATATTTATCATCTAAAACGCGAGAATTATGAAAATGTCCACCATAATATTGTTTAAAAGCAGGATTTCTTTCATATTCTTCACTGATAATATCTAACCATTTTTCTGTAGTTTTATCTATAGAGGTTTGAGAAATACCAGACATGAATAAATCACGATAGTGACGCTCTAAATAAAGTGGAAAAGTATGTCCAATTACATAATCAATATCAAAACCATTTTTATTCCAATTTTTAACAATATCAATTAGTTTATTCATATCTTCTACAGATAGCTGCTCATTAAAATTATAAGGATAATTCATTCTTAAACGATACATCTTATCTATAGAATAAGCTCCTGGACAAAAAAGAAAATTAAAATCTTTAATTTTTAAAATTCCTCCACTATCAGGAACATATAAAATATTAGGATATTTGTTTTGATATAAAGAATATCCATCCTCTGCCCAAGACCATCCAGCATCTAAATCATAATTTTGTTTTTCTTCATCCCAATGAGTATGATTATCTTGATAACAATTGTCATGATTACCTCTCATAACAATCCATTTACCAACAAATCTATGAGCAGCCCTTTTTGCAGAACCCATAATATGTTTACCATACTCAAAACCAGCATCTCCAGCGACAATAATAACATCATCCGGTCTTGGGTTGCCAATTAAAGAAATAATATTTTTTACTACGGCCGCAGAGCCATGAATATCAGCTACTACAAAAATACGACCACTCATTTTAAAAACTCCTTTTAATCTTTATTTGAAATTTTTCTTTTAGAACTAATTAAATATTCTGCATAAATAGGATAATCTTTTTTAAGTTCTTTAATTTTAGCACGAATTTTTTTAGCTTCTAGTTCAGTAGCTTCTACACAGCACCAAAGATTAAAATAGCTATCTCCATTTGTTTTTGCACACCATTTAGCTTGAGAATCAATATTGTGTAAAACATTAATAGCATGTTTAATACCAATAACTCGCTGATCAAATGCTAAAGCTTTTGCTTGAAGAGTTTTAATTAAAATTTTATATTCACAAAGATGAATTCCAGTCCAATAACTAAGAACATCTTTATCTTCTTTTGAACAAATTGCTTTTGCGGAAAATTTTCCCCATTTATTTAGTACAACCAGTTCACAAATTCCATTTTCTGCATCCCAAAAATCTTTTAGAATTTGATTTTTCACTTAAGTCTCCTTAATTCTCTTTAAAATTAATTTATTATTAATATCATATATAAAATTATCCATAGAATAATCAGTTTTCATATTACTATTTTCTACCATACTTGCTATTCTAGAAACAATTAATTGAGCTTCTAATAAAATACGATTAAAACCTTCAACATTTATTGTTTTTTGATGTTTAAATTTTAGCCATAATTCTTGAACTTCTGGTAAATCTTCAACAGTAATACATTTTTTATAAGGAACCTTTTCAAGATAGTTTTTTACAAAAAATTCTAATCTCATAAGAGTCATAAAATCTTTTAAATTACAATTATCATAATCTTGTTTCTCTAAATTACGATATTTTGTTTTAGCCATTCCAAGAGAAGAAGATAATGTATTTTCAGGATATGCATAAGCTAAAGCTTCTCTTTTGCTACAAAGTAAATTCCACTCTTCCTCATATAAAGAATTTACTTGAATATAATCTGAAAATAAAATTTCCATAAAATTAATAGAACCTGTTTTAAGAATACGAAAAAATTCTCTTGTATCTTTAATTTCTATTTTTTCATTATTAAAATTAAGCGTGCGGGTCAAGCTTCCACGTGAGCCTATATTTTTTATAATTTCCTTCATATTAGGAACTTTAATAATTTTACTATCTACATCACTATCATAGTCATATAAGCCATAATTCATAGAACCATATGGAGCTATAATAAATCAACCTTTTTCAGTTACAGCATCTTTATCTATGGCTTCCCGCAAATGCTGACTTACTCTTTTTTTAATATTACTTTCCATAACAACCTCTATTCATAAAAAGATTGTTGATTTTCTATCATTCTTTGTTTCTCTTGGGTTTTTGCCTTACGACGAGCTTTATATTTATCTTGATTTGATTTATAATGTTTATTTCCTTTAAAACCTTTTGGAATTTGATGAGAAATTTTTTCAAAAGAATCAAATTCTTCAAACTCATCATAATATTCTTCGTACATTTTAACCTTTCATAAAAAATAAATTAGAAAAAGGTTTTTCATTTATTATCCAACTACGCATGTTATTCAAAACCTTTAAAAGAAATTTCCTTCGAGAAAAGTTTTTACGCGGCTTATTTTAAATTCTATACAATTAAACTTTTCTACCTTCCGCAGCAAACATTAATTAATCTCTGTATAGTTGATTAATCAAGAGTCTGACCAAGACTAAGTCTAGCTTTTGCATAACGACTTTAATGGTCTATTTAAAACTAATTAAATATAATCCTGTTATTACACTTTTCATTTTGACAAGCTGCTACATTAGTATAAGGAATAGTTTCCAGAGTTCCTTGACATTTATAGCAAGGAAAAGTGCGAATTTTAGGAGTACGAGATTTGCGTTTGTGATTAATAAGTCCAACTTTTAGAAAAGCGCGTTCCATAGCATTTCCAAAAAGCATAATTGTTTTTCCCCTATCTGTCTATAATTTCATGTAAAATGATTTGTTTACTTGTTTTTAAGGCATAATTTATAGTATATTTACTACCAGAAGATTTTGTATCTCAAAAGCAAATAATTAAATCACAATAATCTACAATATCTTCATCTCTTTTTAGTGGAGCTCAATGACTTCCTAATAATTTATAATTAGGTAACATTGCAATAAACTCGATTTTATTTTTTTTAGCTCAATTTTCTGCAATTTTATCTACACCATTAGCTCCGCCACTTACTATTTCTCCAACATGAGTTTTATCTATAAATAAATCTAAATTTAAAGTTGTAATTGACCTACTACCAATTATTCCAACTATTGGTTTCATGCTATAAGGCATATTACATTTCCCATACTAAAATATAATGTCCACATATATTATCACAATAAAGATGCCAATATTTAGGAACAATTTGATAAAAGAAATCTTTAAGTAATAGTTCTTTAGATTCTTCTTGTGTTAATTTTTTATTTTGTCATTTTCCATCTTTAAATTCTTGTAAATAAAAATATGGCTCATTTTGTTTATAACAAATAGTATAACAAGTATCTAATTCATCATTATGCTTTTTTAATATATTTTGAATTTCTTTAGAAGTATATATTCTAGCTAGCATCCTTCAATTATCTCCTTTGCATATCCAATATCTGTACTATAATAAATTTGACGAATACCGTGATTCATAATAAATTGCATACAAGCTGGACAAGGACGACTCATTCCATGTCCATAAGGTAAACCTGGACTAATTCTATAAGTAAAAATCTTAACTTTAGACCAATTTATTTTTTGAGACATTGGATAAGAAATATGCTTTAATGCTCTAATTTCAGCATGAATAGAATGATTAATACAACCCTTATTGTTCATATTATTAAATTTTCTATAAGAGTTATATTTCTTTTGCACAGGGTCTGGCTTTTGTGTATTAAAAGCAGAAGAAATAACTTTTCCTCGATATACTACAACGCATCCTATTTTAAATCGAGGAAAAGTTCCTTTTTCTGCTTCAGCTTTTGCCATTTCAAAAAAACGCATATCATGTGGCAAAATCTTCAAGTCGGACTCCATATTTAAGTCTCCTTTCCTTTTCTGTAATATAATTATATCATAGAAAAAGGGAGACTGTCAAAAATTAAATTAATTCAATAAGAGAAATTACATTTTCTCCAATTGTTTGATTGAATTCTGAAATTGCAATTTTTAATTGTACAATATTATCAGCAGATACATAACGGAATTTAGTATCTACAAGATCAGTAGAGAAACGTTCTTCATTAATAAAATTATATCCCTTTTTCTCATTAAAATCTTCTAAATAAGTAGGTACAACTAGTGTACAAACATCACATTCATTTTCAATTTGTTTTTCTTTTGCTACAATTTGATAAATCATAAAAAAACTCCTCTTAAATTATCCTACAAAAGGTTGATAAGGGTCATTCTTATCCCTTTTTTCTTTATTAAATCTTTGAAGTAGTCTAGATGCAGAAAGATCAATATTGCCATTTCTATCCATTACTACATCTTCTTTAGGTTGAATAAAAACATAATCTGCGGCCCAAGGCTCGTAGAGAAAACGACGAGTGAATTTTGGAAGTTTACTAAAAGTTGCTGCAAGATTCTTATCAGAAATTGCATTATAATTAGCTACATGAATAGAAGCTATGACATGATTATCATCTTTTAATTTACTTCCATGCAAATGACCGCATACATTAATTTGGTCGGGATAAACAGCTACAGGAAAATGAGAAAGAACCAGTTTTTGAGAAATAAAGACTGGATATTGATAAACTTCATCAAAATATTGCTTAAAAATTGGGATATCAGAAACAGAATCATGATTACCAAGAATCATCTTAGTAACAATTCCATTATCTTTTAAAAGTTGAATAATCCAAAGATATTCTAAACTTCCCCAGTCTCCAAGGAACCAAAAAACAGAACCTTTTGCCCAGCGTTGAGACCAATTTGTGATTAATTGAATAAGATAGACATCATGCTCTTTAATAGTTTTAAATTGATGACGTTCAAAAGTAATAATTCCTCGATTATGTAGAATTCCATCATTATCAATCCATTGACTATTATGTCCAAAATGAAAATCACTAGAATAATAAGTCATAGGACTTTTAGCTCGATTCATTTTATATCCTCCATTGTTTTGAATATTCATACATACAACAGCTCGCGGCACATCCTACATTCATTGACCGCACACTTCCAATATTCTTAATATAGACCATAGCATCACACATCTTAATAGTTTTTTCATCTAATCCCGCATTTTCTTCTCCATAAACAAATGCAGTAGAATATGGAAGTCTTATTTCATTCAATGCTATTGGATTATATTTTTCAATATTATCAACAGCCAAAATTAAATATCCTTGAGATTTTAATAAAGTAAATACTTCTTCAAAAGTATCTGCATGATAAACTGTTTCTAAATGATAAGTACCTACAGCACCTCTTTTATCATATTTTCTTTTACCTATCATATATACACTTTTACCAAGAAAAGCGTTGTGACTTCTAATAATTGTACCTTTATTAAAATCAGAAGTTAAATTTTGACAAATATTAATCATTGCACTTCTATTGGGTTGTAAATCTGCACGGATCTCTTCACAACTCCAAGTTTTCCAAATATCTTTTACATTATTATTCTTGCTTGCATGAGTATTCAATCCAAAAGAATATTGAGTAATCATCTTTAATATCCCTCATCTTGGAGTTCTCTTTGGAAATTTCTTTTTTCTTTTCTTCTATTATAAGAAGTATCTCCAATTATCCCACAACGAGAAGCAGGATAAAATTTTGGCATTAGAGCAAGAGTATGCTCTATGCTAGACATAATATGTATTGGTTTATAATGCTTTTTCTTTCTAGTCATTACTCTTGCTCCTTTCTTTTATATTATTATACTATATTTTTAAAACAACTGACAAAGAAAATTATTTATTAAAACAAGTTTCTTTCCAATAGGATAGAATAGTTTTTCATTCATTATTATAATTTAATACTTGATTAAACATTTCTTCTGCCAATTCTCTAATTTCTCATTGTGCATGCGGATCAAGCCTTAAATTAAGAAAATTAAAAAACTCTCTAAGATTCATCCCGCAAGTTAAATTTGTTTTTGTTGCTTCTGGGAGAAGAAATCTAGCATCTTCTGGTTTAATACCATCTTCTATAGCTTGTCTATAACTTAAAGCTGCATTACGCATTTCATAAATATATCTTCTAGTTCAAGCATTAGATTTTTTAAAAGCCTTTGGCATTACATATCAATTATTATCTTTAAAATTATATTTGACATAACGTTGAGATTCAACACAAAAAGACATTAGACGATGACGAGTTAATTGTGCTAAACAGCTTCTTGAAATTCCATCAATTTTAAAATTAATATGAGCAAACTCAGTTACAGATAAATGTCCATTTTTAATACATGTTTGAACTCTTTGTCACGAATTATTAATTTTTTTATAGCTAGTTCCTGCTCCTTTTGAAATAATTTCAATTGGATGTTCGGTAATTTCTATAATAGTAACTTTATCCATTATTAATTATCTCCTCAATTTTCTTTCTGCATCCCTGCCTTTTTTCGCAATTTGCTGAAATTGATAGTGCAATTGATATCGTTGTGTTCGAAATCGATACCATTAAATGTGCAGTATTCACACAAATAGGCTTGATCCTTGCACAGCTTTAAAACGTGCGCATAATTCTTTAATGCTTCGACCTGCATTTTGAGTTTTTCGTTTTCTTCTTCAATATGCTCGTGGTAATGCTCCATCATCTGCTCGATGCGAAATACAGGTATCAGTTTCGAGCCGTTGGTATAGACCTCTTCTCTGTCTCGAAATTGGTACTTTGCAACGAAGTCTTGCCATAATGGCGGAAAACTCATACAATCATCCATTTTATACCTCAATTCCAAGTTCGCGCATACCATCTTCCAATTCTGAAAGAATCAACTTATGGAACATACCAGCCCTATCAGTGTAAAGCATCTCGTGTACTTCGTCAATCAACTCCCGCAACTTTTTATTCTCGTTTTCGAGATTGCTTACGTCGCACTCGTGAAATGCTCCACCGCATTCTGGGCAAAAGCTGTCGTGGTCAGTGACGGGAAACCCGCAACTGCCACAGTAGTATTCACTGATTACATGGCTTTCATGTACTTTGCCAATCTTGAAGCCAACATACTTAGCCATCTAGTCTATCTCGATTCCAAGTTCGCACATTTCCATGTGCAGAGCGCATCCTTCACTCATCGGCTCAACCTCCGTGTCTTTACATGTCTCGAAGTCATCGCAGTATGGGCATAGGTCACAAATAATCTTGACTGCGCCAGCGTACAGCTTGGCATACTTGCGCAGTTTGGCGTTCTCAGCCTTGAGCTGCTTGTTCAACTCGTCACAAAGTTGACTAATCCAGTAATGCTCGACTTCGCCAAGGTATTTCCACTCGCGTGGCGGTGCAATTTTGCGTAGAAACTCACACACTATCATTTCGTTTTCATCCATCTAACTCACCTTGATTCCAAGTTCGCACAGCTTATCATTTAACTCACTAAGTTTGTATTGCTGTTTTTCTACCGTATCCATATATGCTACGATGCGCTCGTAAGATTCCATATCTATTGTATATTCTGATGGAAGTTGATAGCCCTCATTTGTGTACTCGCCCCATATACTCTCGAACCCGACAATCGTCACTATCGCTTTACCGTTCTCATCTATATATGCTCGGGTTATGTATCTTGGATTTATATTTACTTCTTTGAGATAGCTGTTTATTATGTTAATTCTCATTCCTGATTCTCCTTCAATTGAAGTCTTTTTGCATATTCACTGTTATTTCTTTATATATAATTATATCAAAATAAAAGGTATATGACAATAAAAAAAGGCCCGACTTTAAAAAATAAAGTCGAGCCTATTATATTAATTAAATAAAGAATCTATATCCTCGGAAGAGATTATTTCTATATCATCTATTTTATCTAATTTATCAGAAATTTGAGTATTTAATATTTTTTGTTCTTGTATTCAATCAGAAACTTCTTTTAAAGTATCAAATTCTGTTGGAGCACTATTAATAAGTGCGGCGATAGCGTTTGTAATTTGAGTTGAAACTGATTCATTTCCAATTAATTGTTGTAAAACAGAGTCTTGATTCCGCACTCAATTTTTGAGTTTTTCATCATATTTTTGAAGACCCTCATAACTAAGATACTGTGTCATTTTTTCTCCTAATCATCTTCAAACAAGGCGTCTATATTATCATCAGAAATTTCTTGTTGTCCTGTAATTGTTGCAATAGTATGTCCATCTTCATCTACTATTAAAAGATTTCCATTAGTAGAATCAACTTTTAATTTACCTGTACCATCTACTTCAACTTGTTCAGAAGATGCTTTAATTCCGCTATCTACTCCCGCAATTATCCAGTTTCCATTTTCTCCAATTTGCGGGACAATACCCTCTGAGACTTGAATAACTTTAGAATCAGTATATTTTTTAGCTAAAGCATATGTTGTAATATCCATAAAATATACCTCCTTCTAAAGAATTGTTCATTGACCCTGATTGTTTAAAATGTAAACCTCGGAAGTAGCTGCAACTAATGCGGTTGACCCTGGACTATCTGTAGGTAGATTTGCTATATCTTCTGTTGAATCTACAAAATATTCATAAATATTATATTGAGTATCTACGTTTAATAGTTTTATCATGAATCGTCTCACCCCTTATTAATTACTGCTATTTCTATAAAAAAAAGAACTTAACAACAATAGTGTTGCTAAGTTCTCTATTATTGCATTTTAAATGAAAATTATCTCTAACAAATATAAAAAATTATAGTGAGATATTATACAATTTTGTCCATATCTTTTTTATTTTTTTTAGAAGCAATAATAACTAAAATTCCACCAACTAATAAAAATGCTCCAATTAAATAGTAAAGATAAATACCATCTTCACCAGTAGAAGGAAGAATGCTATGAGTATTATTTGCAACTTCTACAACTAAAGATAAATCATCTGGAGCTTGAATTGCAATAGTTTCAGTTAATAAATCATATCCTTGCGGAGCTTTAATTTCTTTTAATTGATAAGTAATATCCGCATCTAAACCTTCAATTTCAACAGTTTTTCCTGCGGCTGTAACAATATCAGTCATAGAACTGCTATCTTCTGAAGTTGTTAAACGATATTTTTGATTAGGAATGATTTCATAGAATTGAACTTTATTACCATTAGTATCTAGTAAATTAAAAGTTGCTCCTCCAATTGGAGTTTTATTTGTATCCTTGCCCGCATACTTTAGTAAGGTAAATTTAGTAGTATTTACATCAACTGATGACTCTTGGATATAATTAGCATAATTCATTTTAATAGTATTAATATTTCCACTAATACTATTATCATCTCTAATTTCTATAATAGCTTTTTTATTTAATTCTGCGGAATATGTTAAAATTAATTCTGTATCATCTTGAGAAGCTAATTCTTTTATACTTTCCGCAGGAATAGTAATTGTAAAGCCATGTTCATTTGATTCAATATTATAATTAATATTAGGATTTAACTGTAAAGAATTAGTATCAAAAGTAAGTCCTTCTGTCATAGTGTCTGTAATTACCATTTCAGCTTTACTTCCTTTTGGAATAGAAATAGTAGAAGTAAAATGTACTTGAGAGCCTATAGCGGAATTTTTATCTTCTTCTTTAACAGTCTTTTTAATAGAAGGATAAAAAGCTTTTTCTGTAATATCTATATTAGTAGTTGCTAAAATTAAATTAGAATTAACAGGAGATACGATTAAATAATAACCTGGATCATTATCTAATTTAGCTTCACCAGAAGTAATAGTAATAGCAGTTTTATTTTCTGTATGTTGTTCTAACTCTGCTGCTATAGCAATAGCTGTAGACTCTTGGGCAGGAACTCCGTCTGCTAAACTTACTAAATAAACTCCTTCTTCTGTTGTTTGAGAAAGAGTAAATCAATTAGTCATATTTGAAATTACAGGATATCATTCATCAGATTCTTTAATATAATAACTAAAGCCTGTTTTTTCTCCTGAAATTGTTTGTCCAATAGTATCATCAGTGGTTACATCTTCTTGAACATCTTTAGATTTTGTAACATGAAAAATTTGATATGCGGAATATTGATGAGGTTCTGTTAAGTTCTCGTTAATAGAATCGTCAACAGATATTTTAATTTTGTCTAATTTTGTAGGAGTATAGGTTTGAACTTTAGAATAATATAATTTAATATCTACATCTGTATCTGCATTTGTAAAATTAATTATATTATTTAAATCATCATATGGGCTATTTCCTGCAAAATATTTACTCATTAAAATATAATAATTTCCATTAATCCTAATAATAGGAAGGACTCCATACATTTTATAGAATGTAGCTCCATCTGGATTTTTAGTATACTCTGTAAAATCAAATTCTCCGTTGGGAACATCTTGAATTACAGTTGTATTTAATTTAGTTCCAGCTTCTCCATCAACCAGAGCTTCGCCATTATCTTCTCCATAAAACCAAGAGATCGAAACATCATGGTTACTTTCTTCTGCGTACGCGGGATGTATAACACCTCCTGTAATTAAAGTTAATCATAGAAAAGCCATTATTACAATTCATTTTTTTGTTTTCATTCTATTCTCCTTTTCTCGTGTACAATAAAAAAGAGCCACAGTATTAAAAACACTGTGACTCATTATTGTTAATTTTTTAAACATATTTTCAACTAAAAGATCCAGCAGTTTTTCTTTTGTTTCTACATACTTCAGAAATATGCTGTTTCATAGAGGAAATATTCGTAGTTTTTTCTATATCAAATAATCAACGAGAAGCTTCTCCAATAGAGTTAAATTTTATATTTTTTTCAATACATAAAACTTGTTTACTATTTATTTTATTAGCTCTTTCTCTTCAATTAGGATTTTTTCTATATTGAGATATAATTTTCATTACAGAACTAACTGAACAATTACATTGTTCTGCAATTTGAATTTGAGTTAAATTAGTTTCATCATAATATTTTAAAATTTTATTATAATCTAAATAATTTTTACCATCTCCACCTAAAGTAGCATTATAACCATTTTTAAAAGAATTAAAATATTGAATTCAAAACTGTTCTCTTTGAGAAGCTTTTTCTATAGAACATTCTTCAATTAATTCAATATAAAAATGTTCAATACCATATTTATTCATGGCATTATATAATGGTCTTTTTTCATTTTTTCTTTTTTCACTATCTCGACAATGTTCTTTAAATCTTTTGTTTATATCTCATGCTGTTTTACCAATATAAACTTTATTATTAATATCATTTTTTATAATATAGATGTATGCCAAAATTATTGGCTCCTTTCTAAAAATATATTTAAATACGAGGTCCCAATGAGATTCGAACTCATGTCTGATGCTTACGAGGCAACTGTTCTGACCAACTAAACTATAGGACCATGTAAGTGCGTCATGAAAGATTTGAACTCTCAACTCTAACATCCGTAATGTTATGCTCTATCCGTTGAATTAATGACGCAAGTTGGTAGAAGTGAAGAGATTTGAACTCTTATCAGCCGATTATCTGTCGTTACGGGGTATAAACCCGCTGCTCTACCGTTGAGCTACACTTCTATTTAAACGGAAATATATTAAATAGTATAATTTTCTACACTCTACCTATTGAGCTATTCTCCCCGTGGTGGAAGAAGAAAGAATCGAACTTTCATCCTTTGGTTTTCAGCCAATTGAAGTAACTATTTAAACCATCACGTTTGTAGAAAGACTATTTTCCTTTATTTTCTTAGTATAAACTTGTAAAGCATAATCTTTGATATCATTTTCAATAATTGGTAAATATTGCGCAGGAATAGTGATATTAAAATTTTGTAACATTAATTTTACAATAAAAATAACATCTTTAATACTAAAAATTTTAATATTATTCATTACCACCACATTGCAGGTGCAATAATTCCTATAATTCTAAAAGCATATTCAAATTTTCTAATAGCTATATTACCTTTATCTAAATCATCATTATACTTTAAATAGAATTTAATATTTTTAATAACAATATCAATAGCTTCTTGTTGATTAATTTCAATCATTTCATCAGAAATAACATTTTCTTCTTCATTCCATTTAGGAATATTAAATTTATGATAAGTTAAATCAACAATTTTTGAAGCATATTTTTTATAAGCTTTAAAATGAGAATAAATCCAAGTAGCCATAGTATAATTCATTGACCATGTTTCACGCTCATCAAAGCCATATTTTTTACGCTGTTTTTTAAAGCGTTTTTGCCCGTCTTTATCTGTATCTATAGATTCAGTGTTAAAAATACAAACGTCATTTGATTTTATTCCAATATCGTTTAAATATTTATGTGACATGAATCATCCTTTCATTGGTCGCGAGGTACGTTTGCTGCCAACGTTTAACAAAGCTTATGAGACTTCGTGAGATACTGACCTCCCACCCGCAGTATTGGTAGCGCCAGCGAGGATCGAACTCGCGTCTAGAGATTGAGAGTCTCTTATCCTATCCAACTAGACGATGGCGCCATTGGAGCGGCTGAAGAGAATCGAACTCTCATCAAGAGTTTGGAGGACTCGTGTGTTACCATTACACCACAACCGCATAATATTTTGGAGAACCGTGTTGGAGTCGCACCAACCTGAACGGCTTTGCAGGCCGCTACATAAACTGCTCTGTCAACGGCTCTATATTGGAGGAGTAAGAGAGATTCGAACTCCCAAAACGTTTCCGTTTTACAGTATTCGAAACTGCTGCAATTGCCATTCTGCCATTACTCCATTGGTCGAGAGCCTAAAATTCTCTCGATGGCGGAAAGACTGGGTTACGCTCCCAACTCTTTTTATTTAAAGAGCACTTCGCTTAGCAGGCGAGTCCAACTCTCCGTTGGTTGTTCTTTCCTTATGTCTAATCTTTCTTAAGATTTTAACACCATAATCAATACTAAATTTTTGAAAATGTTGACAGCCTTCAATCCACTCAGGACTACAATCACAACGTTGACTTCCGCAAGTTTTACAAAAATCAGTTTCTTCTAAAAATTTATCATGAAGTGAAGTCATTTTCAAAATCCTCCTTTAAGGGAAATAAAAGAAAAAGTAAAAAAATCAATCACTCTACCAATTGAGTTATTTTGCCAAATAGGCGGCAAAAACAAGAATCGAACTTGTAACATACTGATCGGGAAGTAACTTTTTCTACAATCACCTTAAAAAAAGAATATCAAAGATTTTATGGAACCTTCGTTCTACTTAATTATTTTGTTTTAATATTCAGTCATATAGGAGATAAAACTGAGCTATAGGTAGCGAGCCTATAACTTTTTACCCCAGTTAATTAAAGCTGTCAAACCCACAGGTGAGTTTTTCATTCTGCCTACCACATCACTTTAATACCATCTCTATAAAAGGATTGATTACCTCTAACTTTCACCCAACATTCAGTAAGTTAATTATTATAATCTTCAAAATCATAACCATTAACGCAGGTTCACGTTTATCGTTCTAGATTAGGGCTACTCGTACATTGAACTTGTCTTATAAGGAAATCACTTTCCCGCAACTAGAAACTTTCTTATTTGGTATTTCCTACAGTATCTATAAATTACCAGTTTATAGACTTATAGGATTCAAACTTCCGCTAGAAGCGCCTATTATGAAAGCGACAAGACATTACCTTTTAATAGCAAAATAATTAAATGCTAACCAGATTTTAGTTGAGACTTTTATCTCTTCTATTATTTTAGTTACCTAAGATAATAAAGCTTTCTTTCAAAGTATCCCATGAAAGTCTACTCCTTTGACTGGCCCGCATGACCGCATGTTATTGCGAATGCACATGCTTCATAAAGTCCTTGATATTCTTTTTTCAAAGAGTTATAAGAGGAAATATTGAAAACAGTATTTGAAATGGAGCTAAATTAAATAGTTTTAGCTAAACTTTTAAAATTTATATAAGAAGTAACTGTTTTCCAATCACTCTATATTTTACAACACACACTTTAGAGGATATTATAAAAGAATAGTTTTTTATTATTTATTATACTATTCATCTTAGAAGTAACTACTCTTTCAATCACTCTATAATTATTATATCCTATTTTAATTTAAATTGTCAAAAAAAATTTCTGGCAGGCTCGGAAGGTGACGCTCCCTCGTCCTCGGTTTTGGAGACCGATGCTCTGCTGTTAAGCTACGAGCCTATGGCGCGAACAGAGAGACTCAAACTCCCAATAACAAATTTAGGAAACTTGGGTTCTATCCATTCGAACTATGTCCGCTGGTGGGTCCAATCAGAATTGAACTGATATCTCCAAACTTATGAGGTTTGTGCTCTACCTATTAAGCTACAGACCCTTTATTTAATGTTTTTTTAAATTACGAATTTTTCTATCAAGTTTACGAATGACACCTCGTCCCTCAGTATTTTTACCATTTTGAAGCAAACGATTTCTTCTTTCTTTAAGAACTTCTAACACTGTCATAATTTTCCTTTCATTAGAAGTGTCTTTAGTAAGTGAATTACTAAAACTCTAGTACAAAGTTTTTATTGATAGATTAGTCGGTACACCAAATAAAATTTTGGTTCCTTAACAGACACGCCACGTGAAGGCTCTACCTTGTGTCCATAAAGGTTGATGTTTTTACCTTTTAAACTATTACTTCGTACAATCGAAGTAAACGGCTTTTGATACCGTATCTCCAACCATTTTCCCTTTTATGGCCTGTGGGATAACAGACTTCGACGACCTCTAGACCACGATTTATTTTAAAGTCTGCGCGGTATTTGAGGCACTCCGCAGACTATTAATGAAACCGACCTACCTCTTAACTTCTATAGCGCGTAGATACTCTGCGTTCATTTCCATCGCTTCCCATCCGCGCTTAGTACGAGTTAAAGCTTATATCTCTAACATAATTTGACTTTAGGCAATCTTTCTCAGGTCCTGCTCATTTGTTTATCCTGATAACTTTTAATCGATAGCTACTCCGATTCAGGTTGTCCCCGCATGGCGGCCGTATGATTCCCGTTACTCTGGGGCGCAGAGCTGCCTTCTTTTTAATAGCCTACTTTCATAGTCGCGATGCTATTAAAATCCATCTTGTCAAAATAATCTTTTTTTATTTTAAAGTGAAGGAGATTTAACCGTCACTATATTTCTGACGCAGTTCGTTTTTAACGTCCACCCTGCGCCGAGCAGACAAATTATTTTAAACGGTAAATTTCATGCAATATGTCCTCCCCATTTAAAATAATCTTAAATAAAAGGCTTTGCAACATTTCCCTGGTGGCCGCCTATCCTGATTCTATCACCAGTTACTTAGTTGAGTAGCTACTCCCAACGCGGCTTGCGTCATTAGGGTCTTCACTCGTCCCTAGCCACTGTGCAGCAGTTGCTCTCTAAAAGACTTATCGGCCGATTGTCTTTTAGTTGCTCTTGCCCTTTCTTTAATAATATTATATCATATTCTTTTTTCAGCTGTCTAATATTTTTTTTTAACTTCGTTTTCTTACTTTTTTTCTCTCTCTCACTGTATTTATATTATATTATATTTTAATTCAATCTGTCAAAAAAAATTTTTTATTTTTGGTGGGCCTGAGAAGACTCGAACTTCCACGCATAAAGCAATTGCTTCTAAGGCAATCATGTCTGCCAATTCCATCACAAGCCCTTTATAATATATTGTCTAATATTAGTCGAAATCAGAATGCACCACGTGAAGGTTTTAGACAAAGCATTCCGGGAATCTAGAAAGAATTAAACTTTCATCTATTGGGCCACAACCAATCATAATTAACCATTATACTATAGACTCCATATTGGCGAGACTGATGGGATTCGAACCCACGATCTTCGGATAGACAGTCCGACGCTTTAAACCAACTAAGCTACAGTCCCATGGCTGAAAGGGTGGGACTCGAACCCACAACAGATCGGTTAACAGCCGATGGCTCTACCATTGAGCTACCTTCCAATTTTAATACTGGTGGGACGGGTGTGATTCGAACACACTCAGGACTTAAGCCACTGGTTTTACAGACCAGCGCAGTTCTCCAACTCTGCAGCCGTCCCATTAGTTCTCTCGAAAAGTAACGCTCCTTTGTCTCACGATTATCAGTCGTGCGCTCTATTTTTGAGCTACAAGAGAATTTAATATTAATATAAAAATTATACTACAAATTATTCATTTTTGTCCAAAATTTTATTCTCTGGACCGACTGGGATTCGAACCCAGCTGCTTTCCTGTTTGCAAGACAGGTGACCACTCCTAGCAGTCCCTCAGCCCATGGTCTGCCCACTCTGATTCGAACAGAGAACCCCATGAACCCAAATCATGAGCGCTACCAAGTTGCGCCATGGGCAGATTTCCGATGGTGGGTTGTCAGGGATTCGAACCCTGGGCCTTAGGATTAAGAGTCCTCTGCTCTACCAACTGAGCTAACAACCCATAAAAAATTGACGGAAATTTATGAAATAGTGAAAAACACATATCATTGGACTCGAACCAATAACAGATTATTTACAAGATAATTACTCTACCCATTGAGTTAAATATGAAGTAACTATTTCAACTATCACGTCAAATTATTAATAAACTGAATGTAAGAGATATTTTTAAGAAAGAAAGCTCTATGCCGTAACTGTTTATGAGTTGAAGTATCTTTCTTACAATCATCTTACTAAATATTTATTCTCACCAATAAATATTTAATATTAGCGGAAATAATAAAGAAAGTGTTATTAACAGATTAAGAGTCTGTTGCATTATGTGCGAAGTAACTTTCTTACTATCACGCTTTATTTACGATGGCAGGCGGTGGAGGTGTCGATCCCCACGAGCCAGTTTGGACCTGACTAAACGGGTTTGAAGCCCGTCCCTATCGCCGGATAGGCAGCACCGCCTATTTCATTTAAAATTGACGGAAATCTATAAAACAGGTATAAAATCTAAAATATAGGATTCGAACCTATTACACTTTGTACCTAAAACAAACGCTCTACCAATTGAGCTAATCTCAGAGAAGTAACTGTTTTAACTATCACGTCAAATTATTATTAACATTTTGGTGTCGATCGAGAGACTTGAACTCTCACTCTATAATGAAGTTGGGTTTGGGCCAACCGCGTCTGCCAATTCCGCCAGATCGACAATATATTTTTGATTAATTTTATTAAAATCTGTATAAGGTATTCTAATTAATTTAATATTATTATTTTTACAATAATTATTTTTAATATTATCTCTATAAATAGTTTGTTTAAAATTTTCTTTAGTATTTCATCCTGTATCATTATATTTAAAATGTTGTTCGCCATCATACTCTATAATAATATTGTAATCAGGTAAGTAAAAATCAAATCTTAATAAAAAATTAGTTTTAGGATTCACACAATCTATAAATGTTTTTTCTTTTTCAAAAGAAACATTCATTTCTTTTAAAATATTACTAATTAATTCTTCTCCACGAGATTTTATACATCCACAAGAAATAGTATGACCTCTTAACAAATCTCTTCCAAGAATATCTTTTTCATTACCACAATCACATTTACAATGCCAAATAACATTATTTCTATATCTTTTATCAGTCTTAGATAAGACTAACAATTTACCAAATTTTTGTCCAATTAAATTATTACTACTTTGTTTTCCTACCTCAGATATCCTTTTTTTATTTTCTTTTAAAGAACAAGCAGGACATTGCTTAACAGGTTTAGCTTTTTTATTTAATTGAATTTGTTTGGTAATAAATATATTATGACATGTTGGACAAATTACTTTAAACTGTCTATGTTTAGAGCCACCTGAAGTAATATGTGATTCAACCTCTTCTACAAATTCTAATTGTCAAATACCAACTTTATCACCTTTTTGATAAATTTTCTTAGGTCTTGCCATTTTCCTCAACTTTCTACCTCAACAACAATAATAAAAAATAACAGATAAGCAGGTGGTTGAGGTTTATTCACTTTTCATTAAGGTAGCTATTCTTAACTATCTTATCTGTTGTAAACAAATTTGGTGGGCCTGGTGAGATTCGAACTCACACTGAACAGATTTTAAGTCTGCTATCTCTGCCGTTGGATTACAAGCCCATGGCTTCCTCATCACGACTCGAACGTGAAATAATAGGACCAGAACCTATTGTGTTGCCAATTACACCATGAGGAATTATCAATTTCTTTAAATATATTATACTATGTTTTTAATTCATTTGTCATTTATTTTTTTCTATCGACTTCTTTTCTTTTCTTTTTCAATCAAAACATTTTGTTTAACCTCTTTCCGACTCTGTAAATATATTATACAATATTTTACGACAAGTTGTCAAAAAGTTTTTTATATCAACTTAAAAATTTGTTTCTACGGTTAATATAGTAGGATTTTGATTATCATAAAAAGATCTTTGACCAATTAAATCATATAAACCAGTATAATGAGTATTATTATTTTCAGCAGGTACACAATCATAAGAATAAATACCATTGTTTTTTATTCTTACTTTATAAATATTTATATCTGCTTGTTGAAAATTAATATCAATAGATTGATCTGATAAAATTAAATCATATAAACCTAAATAATTTCATTCAAAAGGATGAATTAAAGAAGTATGAACTAAATTTCCATTAATCCTTAACTCATTATCTAATATAATTATATTGTAAATTGTATCTTCTGACAAAGAAAAATTTTGAACAAGTTCTTCATTAAAATATAATTTATTATTTAAAATTTGTAAACCTCAAACTACATTTTCTTCATCATCATAACAACCTAAAATATTTCTTTTTTCTTCCTCTTCTTCTCCCAAAGTATTAAAACTTAAGGTAATTTCAAATTGAATATCTTCTGTTAAACCAATAGGAAGAGAAAAATGAGCACCTCTATTATCAGATAAATGTTGTTGTAAAAAATCTCCACGAGTATAGTTAGAAGGTAAAGAAGGAGTGGGTCAAATAATTTCACCTGAATTAGTATAACTAATTTGAGTTACATTCTTATTATGTAATCCAATAGAACGAACATCTGTAAAATTAATAGCTGTCATTTTTATTCTCCAATATTACTATCATCAATTACAAAAGAAATTACCTCACTCGTTCCATCACTATAAGTAAAAGTTAAATCAACTGTTTCATTAGGAACTTGCGGGACAGTTGCAGAAATAGTGTTTCCAGTAATTGTAATATTACTTCCCGCAGTTAGTTTGTCTTGTTTATTAGTTTCAAGTTCAACTATTCCATCTTCTATATGATTCATATTAGCAGCACTTAAAGGAGTTCCACCTTCTGCACCATTTTTAAAATTAATTCTACTATAAGCCATTCTCTTCCTCCTTTTATGTCGTATAAATTATTCAACCATTCCCATTATGCGGGAAAGCATCATTTTCTGGATATATATTAGTATTAGGATTTAAAATATAACTTCCAAATAATTTTTCACTAGGATATATTAAATCCATATCTATATTGGGATAAATGTTATTATCAGGATACAAATTAGTATTACTATAATTAATTCCGCTAGGATAATTGAAAGCTTCACTTTCGTCAACTTCTGTTCATCTTCTAAAACTAATAATATTATCTTCCGTTTTTAATCAAAGCATACCATCAAATAAACGATTACTTTCTGGTTCTATTGAACCAAATTCATAATCTTTAACTTTATCTAATTTATTTTTATCTGCGGCCGAGAGAAGTCCGTCATTGTCCGCACTAGCTGTTTTATAATTATAAATTTTTTCTATTTCATATACTTCTGTCTCTTGGTTAAAAGCTAATTCATAAACTTTAAAATCATCTTGAGATTTAATTCTAAAATTTGATTTACCATAATAATCATTAAAAAAAGTAGCTACTTCTATAGATGTAGTTATATTTTCTAAATAATGTTCAAAATTTTCAGGTTTAATTTCAACTATATAATCTTCTGCAAGATTTCTATTAAATAAACCATAATCAAATTTTATAGTATTATCATCTTCTATATAAATATATGTACTATCACTTAGTAATGCTTGAGCTCCTAAATTAATTAAAGCTTGCTCTTTAGTGGTTGCATTTGTTCCGCCTTTAGAGATAGGAATCTTTGAAATTGTTAATTTATTTTCATTAAAAGTAAGAGTATTTTCATCTATATCTAAAACTAAAGCATTCGTATATTCTGTTAAAGGTGTAATTTTTAATCCAGAACGTCCGCCTATAAATAGAGATTCTAAACCAGTTTTTTCTATGATTTCTCAAGAACTATTTCCGCCTTCAACTTTTGTATTATTTTGAGTAGAAGTATCTATAATTAATTCATTACTAGAATTAAATAATAACCCAGTACCAAGTTTTAATGACAGTATACCGTTTTCAGAAATAGACAAGCCATTTCCTACTTTAAAACCTCCAAGACTTTCATTTGTTGCTATTGGAAGAGTATAATTATTAGCATTATTTTCTATATTATCTAATTTTATTTTATCACTATCAGATAATAAGCCAGATTTATTTTGTGTAGCTTCTGGAATTAAATATTTAGTTAATTCATATATTTTTAAAGTTGCATTATATTCGCAATATCAGTATTCTGCATTATCAATATTATATAAATAAAATATATTCCCATATTCTTGATTATATAATTCAATTTGACTAGCAGTATTTGATAGGCTATTCCGCAAACTATCAATATTATTATTTGTTACAATAATAATATTACTGCCAAAAGATAAGGGATAATTAATTTCATTTTCTAAATTACCTATAGTTACTTTTCTCTCTTGGTTATCAATATCTAAAATTTCAATTTTTGTAGCACCCTCAACAATTGAATCAATTTTATCTTTATCTAATGAACTAAGTAAACCTGCAATTTCATCTGTAGCTAAAGGTATTTCAATATCAGAACTGCTATAAACTTGAGATAAAGACATTGTATGAGTATTTTGATTATAATTTAATCCATAAGTAGTATTTTGAGTAATAATACTTTTTTCATAAGAATTTTCTTCTAAAGAATAAGTAAAAATATCGCCTGTATCTTTTTCTAAAATAGTAATCTTATTACCAAAATATTTATATATATCTCTTAAATTAGAAAAATCATTTAAAAGTGATTCAAAATTAGTTATTTCTGATGTTGATAAAATTCAACTTTCTTTATTAAAGTCAGAACTTAAAACTAATTCTTCATCTTCATTAATTAGTTTAAGATATTTCCCAAAAGTCTCTCCATTAAAAGTTAAAGAAGAAATTTCAATATTGTAATTAAATTGCGGGGCAGCCTCAAAAATAGTTTCATTGCCTTCACCATCTATAAAAGTAAGAGTATTAGTAGTTTCATCAAGAGATACACTTACAGCATTGCCCGCAATACTATTTAATTTTTGTAAATCATTTGAAGAAATTAATCCTTCTTTTTCTTCTGTTGCTATTGGAATAGTATAAGAAGAGTCTAAAATAAAAAGATTATTGATATTATTAAATAAATAACTATATATAATATAATTATCTATATCAAATAAGATAATTCTATTACCATATTTTTCATAAAAAGTAACAGCAGTAGCACTATTATTTTCTATTGAATCTATAATATTAGAAATTAGACTAAATTCTCCTAAAAAATTAACTCTATTATAATCAGAATAAAATGATTGACTATTTCCTATAGTGTCATATCCTGTTATAAATTTTTCATTACTATTATTAAAACTAGCAGTATTAGAATTTTCATTAATAAAAAATTGTTTTGTACTATCAACAATAGTAACATTTTGTCGTTGCCCATTTTCATCAACAATAGACAAAACAGAATTAGCAAATTCTGTTCTATTAGCATTAGTTGCGATACCATCTAATTTAGCTTTATCAGTACTTGACATTAATCCATTTGTTGATTGAGTAGCTTCTGTTAATTCTAATGGAGGATTAATTAATATCCAATTTGTTCATTGATTATTGATATAATTTCTAAAGAATAAATAACCAGTAGTTATTCCTTGAGCTCCATAAATTAATTGAGTCTTAACAGTATTTCCAAATTGAATAAAAATACCATTATTTAATTCTATATCATTGAAATCTTGTTCAGGCCCATTTGAATATTGACCTTCTATTAAATTGTAAAATCCAATTGGAATAGAAGAATTATCTAAACTTCCATTAAATGTACCTATATCATTGTAACCTTCAAATTCTCCTGTATAAATATTTTGATTTCCTTCTGAATCTTCAATAATAAGTCTGTTGTTAGGAATATCAATTGAAACTTTTGAAGCTTCTGCGGGAATTGAATCAAGTTTTTCTTTATCATCTTTAGACATTAATCCATCTAAAAGATAAGTAGCTAAAGAAGGTTCATTATAAGTTGTAGTATTCCCATTAGCATCTGTAATAGAAACTGTTTTACCATTATTTGTTATTTCTGTTTTTGTTGCATTGTCCGCAATATTATCTAATTTAATTTTATCAGAAGTAGACATAATTCCATGAACCTCTTGGGTTACTTCGTCATAAATTTCTCCATCATTACCATTTAAAATAGAGATAGTTCTATTTCCATTGGCATCTGTAATCTCAATATTATAACCTGTAGAAGTTTGAGTTTCAGTTAATGTAGGACTTAATCCAGGTTCTCCTTGCGGACCAGTTGCTCCAGTATCACCTTTAGCTCCTGTATCTCCCTTATCACCTTTTGGGCCTGTAAGACCTTGTGGACCAGTTGCCCCAGTGTCGCCTTTTTCTCCTTGCGTGCCATGGAAAATTTTCGTTACCGCAGAGCCATCTATATTATTAACTTGAAAAATAACTCCATCAGATTCTTCAGTTAAATCTATTGAAGGATAATTTTCAAGAACTTCATATGTTGGAAGAGGAACTGATTCTGTTAATCCGTCTGATTGTGTAAGTAATAATCGAGCTCTTCCTTCTGTTCCAGCATCATAATTAACTTTTGTTGTTTGAGATTTTAATGCGAACATTCTTTTTAAATGAGAGAAGAATTCTGTTAATCCACCAAGATCAATTAATTTTGCCATTGTATCTCCTTTTTACTAAACTCTCATTTTACTTATTTTAACTCATTTAAATTAAATAAACTTAAATAAATAAAATGAAAAGGGATGCTTTTAAAAAAACACCCCTTCTTATAATTATTTTTCAAAACGTAATTTGTGGATATCTTCTCTTAATTTACCAATAGATGCGAGAATTAAACATACATTAGTGGTATAATTCCTTTTTTGTCTATATTATATTCTCTAGTCTTTTGGCCTTTCCATTGGCAATGCACGAATGCGCGGTGCTATCTCATCGATAATTGAATTTCCACCATCGTTCTTGTAAGCTTCATATAACTTGTGGTACACCTCGCGTTCCTCGAGTGTATAGGAACCTTTGTCCATACACTTCTCTCAGTTGTCAAGCAACATTGTGCGACTCATGGCAAGGATGATTGTCCTCTCGGCTTCACGCTGCTCCATAACCCTGCGCTCAGCCTCAGCTCGTTCTATGCGAGCTTCCTCTCGCTTGCTATCAAATTTTTCGAGATACCGTTTAATAAACCATAAAATAAGGGGAAACATTAAAAGGTCAACAATCCCCACAACGAGTAATGTAGGTGTAAGAGCTTCCATTATGCGTCCTCCATAAGCTGTAATAGCCCTTCTTTATTCTCATTGGACAATTTGCTGTCAATTTGTAAACGATTGATGCGGTTTTTCATATTTTCGAGCTGGTAGTTCCGCCGCTCGATAGCCATCTTAATGTACTTCTTGTAATTAATCATTGCTTATCTACCTTTCTATAATGTAGTTAGCTCGGTTACTGCCTGCTCTAATGTCGTAATTTGATCTACATGGAACTAAGGGCGAGTTGAAGCATCTTTAAGCTTTCGCTCATGTTTGTGTGACCTTCCACATTAAATTAAACTAAATCATAATAAAAAAATTATCTATTTCTCTTATTCTTCTACGTATTCTTCTCCAGTGATTCTTTCGTAGGCTTCAGGAGATAATAGTCCTTTTTCTACCAAAGCAATTAATTGAGCTTTCTTCCAAAGTCCTTTTTGATAATATTTAGCTGCTTTTGTTTCAATTGCATTAGCCATTTATTATTCCTCCATTTCAATAACGGTATCAGTCATAAGAGCTGTAAAATCAATTTGAGCTTGAACTAATTGAGTTAACTCTAAAACTTTTTCTGCTAATTCTCTATCCGTTAATTTTTGAAGATTTAAAAGTTCCCAATATTCATCAAAGTTTTCTTCTATATCTTCATATGATACATTTTGTTTTAAAGTTCCAGAAACTTCATCTGCGGTTCAGTAAGAATAAGGATTACCTTCTGGATCTTCAGTTTCTACAAATTCGATATTTCGACGAAGTCAAATTTCAGACTGACTTTTTCTACTAATAATTTCAATAGGTAAAATCTCATCTGCACTAATAGTTTTATTGTTTCTCATTGGCCCTCCTTTTATCTAAGGCTGATATTAATGCGCTACATTGTTTCATTATTCTATCTAAATTATAACGTCGTCGTACTCCTAAACTATCAGTATATTTTAAATATCCCCAATAACTGCAACATCTTCTTGCAAGACGTTCTCCACCTTTTTTTAAAAATCTTCGATAAGAACGTAATAATCTTCTAAAAAGATTTTTCCTTAAAGTAATACAAGTTGGAGTAATTCGATAACCAGCTAAATCTACTGGCTCTCCTTTAAAAATTGAATGTTTAACAGTACGACTACGATACGTATGTCTATTTAAACATATTTTTCAAGCTTTAAGTTCTAGATGAAAATTTTGGAAAAGATAAGTGCTTAATTCATTAACAAGGGCAGTTAATTCTTCTGGATCATCTCCAAATAAATAACCATCATCCATATACCAAACTTGATGTTTTAAATTCTTTTTTTCTTCTAGTTCATGATAACAAAAACTTACAACTAAATTTGCCATACATAAACTAAAATAACTTCCTAACTCCAAACCAAAATTATAAGAGTTAAGCAATAATTTTGCTATATATAGGATTTCTTCATTTTTAATATATTTTAATAAAACTTTGTAGACTAGAGATTTAGAAGTAGAAGGATAAAATTGTTTAATATCTACATGAACATGATATTTACAATTTTTAGTTCATCCTTGAACTTTTCTTAAATATCTAACAGCTCCTCTATTTTTAATTCCAGAAATTTGTCAATAACCTATTCTTCTATTTAAAAATTCATCTAAAGCTAAAACTATAATATAATCAAGTATTTGTTGTTTTACAGATTCAACTCCAAGTACTCTAATTTTACCATTAGATTCTTCTAAATGATTATATCTATGAATAGGTCTAAGAGTAACTGTCCGATTTTTAATCTCTGTATATATCTCGTCAATAAGAGCGTCTTTAGAATCATATTCTTTTTGAACTCGTCATTCATTCTTGTGACCCGCTTCTGCTTTAAGTCATTTCTTATAAGCATACTCAATAAAATCACGAGTAATTGTAAAATGTTTTAAATATGACTTCATTTTTTACTTTCTTATTGATATTCTAAATTGAGTTTTCTACTATATAAGCTACTAACCCAATTTTCTGAATATAACATTTCGCTCAAAAGAGCCAGGCATATGAACTATCACGACTTTTTGCAAAGTATGTAGTCTAGATGTAACGCAAGTATATTTAATATTACTAAAAGTAATATAAAAAACTTAGAATATCAATATGAGCGCCCGCCATTGTTCCAGTTCGTGTTCGAAAGCTCGTTATTCGAGTTGAAGCATGAAGCACCTGCATTACCACCATTGTTGAGGTTACCGAAAGCCTGAAACCGCACTTTTTATACCTCACGGGCGCCCGCCAAGGAGCGCCCGCCAAAGGAAAAGGAAATACAGTTTAGAAACATAAGCAAGGGCTTCAGAACAATTTTCGTTACAAATCCCTTCTTTTAAAAATGTCTAAACCTATATTACTAAAAATTAACTATTAGACCAAGTACCATAAGTATCTGTTCCGGAAAGGCGCCCGCCATTGACCCAGCCCGCGTACGAAAGCCCGTTACGCGAGTCGAAGCAAGAAGCACCTGCAAGACCACCACTGCTGAGGTCACCGAAAGCCCGAAACTCGCGTAGTCCTGTTTGAGTTGTACCAGTCTTATAAGTTCAATTACCATCTCCTACACCAGTAGTTTGACTTGCACCAGTATTAGTCGTAATAATTAATCCATCTAGATGAGTAAAATCTGTTGGATATACCCATCCATCATTTGAACCTTGTCCTACTTTAAGTCCAGTATCAATAAATCCTGTTGAATTACCAGAAACCTTAGTAGAACGGTCTTTACCAACTAATATATGTCCTTCACCATCAGCTCAATTAAACATAATATCAGTTGAAATTTCTCAAGCACCAACCATATATTCAATACCTTGAAGAATAAATGGCTCTTTACCATTCATATCACCAGTAGGTGAACCATCATTACCAAGTACTTCGTCACAAGAACCACAGTACCAAGGTAGTGTATCTACTCTATGTGTCGTTAATGTGCTAAAAGGTGTTGTAGTATTAAGATTTAATGCAACGCCATCTGCTGTAGTTTCTTTAGAAATTACTTTTGCATTATTAATAATCTGTCCACCTCTATCAGAGGTACCTATACAAATTGTACTTCCTACAGGAATATTTGCAGCATTAGCAGTAGATAAAGTAACATGAGTTACATCTGTTTCATCAATAACAGGATAATAAGTTAAATAATGACTTGTACATCCAGGGAAAACTGTTTGTGAAGACTTTGTTGCATATTTAATAAGAATCATTGTCTTAAAATACCATAAGTCATCAACAGATAAACTACCATAAGCTGCACCTTTAGCTGCTGTTAAAGTAATTAAAGTATTATAAGAAATATCTCTTACTCTTGTCATAACACCAGAGATAGAAGCAATCTTTCCGTTGTAAGTTCCAATAGGATACTTAGCTCTAAGAATGAATGGTCTTAGCTGTCCATTTGCTAATACAGCACCAGGTTCAGGAATAAATCCTGTTTGTGGACTAGCAGAAATAGAAATATATTGATAATCTTCATCTTCTTCCCATTTATACCAAAGTATACGGGTCATAATCCAGACATCTCCATTTTCACCAGTTCTACTAAACCAAGAGTCACGACCTTTAAATGCTGTTACATATGGAATACCAGTCCCACTATAACCACCATTAACTTCTCAAATTTTAAAAGCTGGTAAATTTTTATAATCATCAGCTCCCGCAAAAGCTTCTGTTGAAGGTGTCACACTAAGACCAGCATTATCATCAGTTTTAACACAAACTACATCATGACTAGTATCTCATTTAGGAATACGAGTTGTATAAATTTCATCTTTATGTTCATCTTCCTCAAGTGTACTAGCTAGTCATTCTGAAATCCCTGTATATTGTCCTGTCTTACTATTATAAGTAGGAACTACAACACCTGGAGTAAACTGCTCTGAAATATAATCTCCAAGAAAGTTAGTATCAATTACTAATTTCTTTGAAGGAGAGACAGCAAGTCCATCTCCAATATCTTCACCAAAATTAGTTTCACGAGCTAATTTAAAAACATTATAATCATCTGTTTTAAAAGTATCGAAAGCAGTTGTTGTAACATAGCCAGATAAAGCAGAAACTAATGCTACAGTATCAGCAATTGTTAAAACACCGTTTGTAATTGAAAGATGATTACCAACTTTAATTCCACCAAGAGTATCTGATGTAGCTGTAGGTAAACTATAATTATTAGCATTATCCCCAATTCCAGATAATTTACTTCTTTCAGCCTCAGTCATACCAGAAAAAGTAGATGTACTTCCCGCACTATCAGTAATAGTTAAAGTAGTAGTATCAGTAACTTCTGTTTTAGTAGCTCCTGTTGCAACCCCATCTAACTTAGTTTTATCACTAGAAGATAAAAGTCCTTTCTGACTCATACTAGCGTCAGGAACACTAATTGTTCCATTATTATTAATATTAATAGAAGTACCATCTGGTTGTACAATACCTTTAGCACTTCCTGTGGCAGTCTTAGCACTAATTACACCAGCAGCAGTAACATCAATTGTAGTCCCATCTGGTTGAACAGTACCACGAACAGTCGTAGTAGCTGCATCTACATCAGTACCAACATGAGTATGAATTTTATTAGCAAAAACTTCATAGATTCTAGCATAAAAACGTTGTAATCCAGCTTTACTAATAAATGTTGTACTACTATCCAATATTAACTCCTTTCTACTCCTTGTATTTTATTTGTCTAAAAATAATATATTTTCCGCACTCTTCTTTTCTCAAAAATGCCCAAGTTAACTAAAATCAAATCTTATATCTTTTGCAACCAAAAGATTTGATATATCTAAAAATTGATTACATTTATTACAAATAGAATGTCTATTTCTACATTTCATTTTACAATTTAATTTACACTCATTAAAATCAGGAATTAAAGATTTATTATAAACCTCAAATGGTAAGCCTTTAATAATTTCTTGTAAATTGCCATATCATCTTTTATTTATAAAATAAGTATCATATAAAACATTTAATAAATTCCAATTTATTTTATTATCTTGAGTTGTAACATCAAATTCCGCAATATCAAAATATCAATCAAAATATGTATCTTCAGGTCTATAAAATACAATATTCTTTTCCTCTTGGTTAATTAGCATTGAATGAGGTACTGTATTTAAAACAACTCTTAAGTTTACTCCATATTGTCTACAATAGCTCTTAACATTATCCATTTCATAACATAAATCATCTTGTATATAAATATCTGAAACACCAAGAGATAAGATAGAATGTAATTGATAAAAATTACAAGGAATTAATTCTTTTTTAAAATAAAAATCAATACCTTTCTCTACAAATTGCGCGGACAATGCTCATTTTTTTGGATTTAAAATTATTTTAATTTTACCTATTTTATTTAAAGCTTCTAATTCTTTAAAGTTAATTTCAGATTTTATGTTTATATTAATAACTTTATTAGGAAAAGCTGTAATAAAATTAACTAAATTTTGATATTGATTTTTATTTGAATCATAATCAATTATAAATTCGTCAGCTTTATTGTTAAGTTTTCCATTCGCTTGGAATGGAATAGCTAATTGCATAAATTCCTCCTTTAAACAAAAAAAGCCACTCTCCTACGGGAGAATGGCTTTTTACTCTCTTTTATTTATTTATTTATTTTATTAAAAAATTCCTGTTAAAAAAAGTACACATCATTAGTTTTATTTTTATTTAATTCATCCATTAAAAAAGTAGGAGATAGCGTAGTAAATCTTACATTTTTAGTTTTTTCTTCTTCTAGAAGTTTATTTAGTCTATTAATTTCTCGTGTTAATTTAATAACCTCTTGTTGAAGCTGTTCATTTTTTGTTCTAAGTTCAATATTTCTATGACGAAGTAAAGTTTCAACTGAATTATCAGGAGCAGCAACTTTCTCTTCTTCTTCCCCTGTCTTAATATTTACATCATCAAAATCTTTCATAATTTTCTCAAATAGTTGAAGTAAATCATTTCCCTCTTCTGTGGCTTCAAAATCATTACCGTTGGAATCTTTTATATTTACTTTAACTTTAGAATTACCATCCTTGTCAGTAGATATATCTGTATTTAATTTATAAAATAACAAAAATACCACGTCCTTTCTTTAAATAATATAATTATATTAAAAATAATAGTCACTTTTTTCTTTTAAAATGCCCAAATTAATTGGGAATATTTTTTCATATTATCAAGTGTTAATAATTCAGTATTAGCATCTAAAACTTTTTTCATTTCTAAAAGTTGCTTTTCATTCACATTGAAGAAATAATCTTTAAATAGAAAGTGTTCAATATACCAATATTGAAAATAAGTAAGTTCTATATCTGCATTTACACAATATAGTTTTTCATGATGAACGTAATGAATCAAAGGACCTTTTATAACATTTGGAAATTCTTTATTAAAAGCTAAAAATACATTTTTATCATGTTTAAAAATAGATAAATATTTTTTATGAATCATATCTTCTAAACACTCATTACAAAGAGTAATAGTATCTCTATTATTTATAAAAGCATCTCCAACATAAGAATAATTTCTACGCGGGGCTGTAATAGATAATTTATATATTTTTTTATAATGATTATCTACCTTTCTACAATTTCCGCACATATACAATTCTTGACATTTTGGACAAATTTTAGAAGAGCCATATTCATCAATAACTTCCCCGCAAATAAGACAAGAACACTTGCCAGAGACATTTAAAAATAAATTACCATTTACTTTATTTCTAGAACAATAATATTTATTAAGAGGGTCTGCTACAATATCATTATATAAATTATTACTTCCTAAAAATATATGATTACCAAGACAGGCTTTATCATAGCTATCAATCATATATTTAATTTCTTCCATTGATCCATGATGTAAGTCATTATTATTTTCAAAATAAACAGTATCTTTGTACTCTTGGTTATGAAAATGATATCTCCATTTTAAATTTTTATAAACTAAATTTTCTAAAATTTTTAAACATCTTTGAGACATATCATCATCTGAAAATGGATAACTTTTACCTATAAGAATAATTTTCTTATGAATATAGCCAATAGTTCTCCACATCTTGTTGGGAGCTATATATTGAGAACTTTTAGGATTAATAAAATATTTAGTATTAGGATTTTCAATATAACATACTACAGCCATATTTGAATTAAGTAATTCTATAGTACCATTACTATAACAACCTTCTCTTTCCCAGTTTAAGCAAGAAGTCCAATTACTATTATTATCACTAAGAGTTATAAAGTCAATTGGATGAATTGAAATAATTAAATTTGAAGTAGTATGTGTAGTTGTGCGGATAATAGAAATATCATCTCTCCATTTTTCAAAGAGTCTCATATTAGAATAATTATAATATTCTAATACTTTTCTGATTGCTCGCATAATCTTAGTTCCATTTTTAATAATTAAATCTTTCTTTCCCTCTTGGGTAAATATTAATGATTCATCAAGAATATTATTATAATAATTATTAAATACATCTTTATAATCCAAGAGTCGAAGAAATGTAAAATAAGAAGGCGCGGGAATTGAATCAGAATTTAAAAAAAATAGAAAACTATCTTTAATAAACTCATTAGTTAAATGATAATCACTAATAACTTGAGACGGGTTTTGTCGCATCATAAATAAAATATCTGATGGAATAAAATTATCGAAATCATAATAAATAGAAGCTGGATAAGAATAATAATCTTTAAGTTTTTGTATAAGATATTTATTTCTGACTCTTGTTTCAATAGGGATAGAAATTTTTAATTGTTTCCCTAAAGCTTTAAATAAAGTTAACTTATTTTTATTCCAATTATTTAATACATTTTCTAAATTAATTAAATTAAAACCATTTACTTTTAAATATTCATTAATAGTTTCTTTATCAATATCTGTAAGACAGTCTATAGGAAACAACGGCAACAACGGCAACACCTCTTAGTCCATTAAATCTATCTCATCAATTTTATCTTTTATAGTTTGCGGGAGATCGTAATATCTTAATCCATAACTTTCAAGAAGATTATCTATATCGCTTGCCCGCACATTTTTAAGAGGAATCATTTGTTCAATATCGTTTTCAAAATCTTTTAGGTCTGTGTACATTCTAAAGCCTACATTGCTCATACAAGTATCAAGATTGAATTTCATAATTCCTCCTTTTTCTTAATATAATTATAACATATTTTTAGAAAAATTGTCAAAAAAAATTCCGCACTTCATAAAAGAAATACGGAATAGAGAAAAGAAAGAAAGAAAGAAAACTAGTAGTTTTCAATAATATAACGAATAAGGTTCTTTTCAGTTTTTTGAATTTCAATAAACTTAAAAACCTTATCATTAAGCGCAGTAATTAGATGGATATTGTCTGCTGGACTGTGAGAAGTAGTATGATAATGGCCTAAATCGAAGCTATAAACTTCTGGAGTTCCATATTTATTAATATACTCATGATAAACTTGAGAAGTTGAGACTGATTGATACCATCCACGGCCTCCCCATTCATTTACGTCCATAGTTTGCATATCAGAGATAATAAAGATATTATCATACTTACGATTTAAAATCTGATAAGCTGAACCTAGGCAAGTTCCATATCCACAATCATCATTAGCACACATTTGATTAATAATTTCAAATGGAGTAATATTTTTACGGAAGGTCTTTTCAAGAGCAGTATTACCGAACTTAATAAAAGTTACATCTGGTTGACTTAGATAAATAGCAGCAGCAAAACAAGCTCCAAGCTGTTTAATAGTTATATTAGATTGTTTACTAACTTTATCTCCCATTGAACCAGATACGTCAAGAATAATAGCACTATGATTAAGGTCTGGCATATTCCCACAAGAGCAAATAAATGCTTGCTCAAGACCACTAATAATAGCAGTATTAACATATCCAGCATTTTTAATTGCCATATAAGTGTTATAGATTTGATATGGATATATAAGACTACGTTTAATAGCAGTCTCATTGGTTAGTTGCGGGACAAGATATTTTTGAATATCTGCATTTGTAATATTAGCTTCAATAATATTACGAAGATTACGAAGTAGAGCAAGATATCCTAGCTTGCCTTCCCGCACAAGACGTACCCATTCTTTATTCTTATCATCTTTACTCTTGGCAGTTGAGATTTTTACTTCCCAAGTATCAGGAGCATCAATTTGATTTTTTTTAAAAGCAGTAATAGCCTTAGATTTAGGATGACAAATATTAATACAATCATAAAGATTGTACTTCTTTCCTAACATTTTATACTTGGCAAGCTGATACTCTTTAAGAGTAGAAAGATAATCTCCAGCACCACGAACAAAGCCGTGTGACCAGTGTTGACCAAGCATATCCATAGCAGCAAGAATTTCTGCTATGTCATCAGGACGATGGAAATATTTAGCAAAAAGCTGACGCTTTCCATTGAACTTTTTATCATTAATCATAGCCATAGTAAGCTGAGAAATGCTACGAAGTCCAAGTTCATTACGACTAAATTGAGCAATCTTACCAGCAATTTCTGGTCCATACTTAGCAATAATTTGTTCAGTTAGTTCAATATAACGCTCTTGAACACGCTCTTCTGACTCATAATATGAATCTCCAAGATAACTTGAAAAAATAAAATTAGACCATTCATCTTCAAGAGTGTGCTGATAAGCTTTACCACCCTCATAGGTAGCGAAGGTCTTTTTAGGAGCTGTAGTATTCCACTTCATATTAAAACCTCTTTCTATTCGGATAAATCACGACTAATCATTAAAATCACTATAATCAATAAGCTTAATAAATCCATTTCGGAAACCTATATTATTTTCATACAAATCTCCAATATTAAACCTATCAAGGAAGGAGAGGAAACGCTTTACAGCTTCTTCTCCATAATTATCTACAAAAAATCCTAGAGAATAATTATCAAGAAAATAATTCTCTAATTCTAATCCCTTATTATAAGAATCATTATAAGTTGGAGACTTATAATAATCACAATTAGATTCCATAGTATTTCCTGCAAGCTCTGATACATAAATAGGATGGTGATTAATTTCACAGAGATAATAGGTGCTAGCAAAGAAATTATCAATATGCCATTCTTTAGCTTTATTGCTTATAAAAGCTTCTACATTACAATAGTCCCATGGAGAAGTCTCTTCACGATAACCACTCCAAGCCCCAAAAATAAAATTGGCACGCTCATAACTATCACGATATAATTCTCCATTTTCATCCTCAGACTCATAGCCAAGAAAAGGAATCTTTACACAATATCCAAGATTAGAAATCTTTTGAAAGAAAAGGACACACTTGCTTGCCCCAGCCCGCACACTATAACAATCAGGCAAATTTTCCCTCATAAAATCAGCACAAGAATTATCATAATCAGACCAGCAAATTTCATCAAAATTAATATTTGCGAGCTGACTACGGAGATAATCTTCAATTGTTTGTGCAATTCGCGGAGTTAACATGTATTTCCTTTCTCTTTTTATAATTATATTATAATCTAAAATAGAAAAAGTTGTAAAGTATTAATATTCAGCAATATTAATAATATCTTCTTCTCCAAGAGTAAGACTACCAAAATTATCATTCTCAAAATAATAAAGAGCATATCCACTTGGAAAAGTAGTCTTGCCAAGATAACGATAAATCTTATTTTCATAAAGATAATAATGATTCTTTTTAAGCTCCACAGTAAACTCCTTTCCCTTTTCTTTAATAATATTATATCATTTTTAAATACCAAGAGACAAGGAAATTATTCTTTATTATCCCAAAATTTTATCTCTTGTAGTCTTTCAATTTCAAAATCAATATATTGTTTAGCTTTTTGTAAATCTGTAATTGTATCTTCTTTGCGGCCAGCCCTTGAAATATATTTAAGAGCATTTCCTAAATAAAAATTTAAACCTCAATCCATAATAACTTTACGAGGTTCATATTTTCGTCCCTCAACATAATGCTTAGGATTAAAAACAATATCATTATCACTCATTTGTTTCTCCTTTTTGTTTTAAATACTTAGTCCCCATTAAGAAACTAAATAACTATTACTTCAAAGGTCACAATATCTACATTACTACTCAGCATCTTCATCTACCTCTTCAATATCACTATAAAATTCTTCCATATCATCAAGTCTAAGCATTCCCATAATACTACGACCAGTATCTATGGCATGTTTTTGCTTATTAATATGTAAAATTTTCTTTGGTTCACCTTCAAACTCTAAACCTTGTTGATTTTTAAGAAATTCTAAATCTTCTTCAAACCAAATAATATTTACATTTTCATAAATAAAATTAGTAGGAGTATGACCAAATATTACATCACAAGGAAGTTTTTTTGTGTTATAAAACCAATTATCTCTTACCCACAAAAGAGATTGTGCATATTGATCGGGAAAATCTGGAATCTGTATCATATCTTGACGACCATATTTATAGTTATCATCAGACATTCTAACGCCATTTAAAGCTAATCCAGCATGAACAAGAAGAAAACGACGATTATTAACGTTTATATCATAAAACATTGGCCATTCCCGCACCCATGATACAAAATCTATAATTTCTTGTTCGTTCCACATTTCCATTAAATCAAAATAAGTTTTATATCCTCCATTTCGAGCCCAAATAACACTATCAGAACTTGACATAATATTATTAGAATATGAATATCCATTTAGAACAGATAACATCATATCTTCATGATTACCAAGAAGAAAATGTACATTTGATTTTTGATTTATAGCCCATTGACACATTTCACCGTTATGCGGTCCACGGTCGATAATATCTCCTAAAACATAAAGTTCATCGTTATCATTAAAATTAACCTTTTTAAGTAAATCTAAAAACCTGAAATAATATCCATGAATATCTGAAACAACATAAGTAGCCATTACATCCCCTTTCTCTTTAATAATATTTTAACATAAAAAAATAGCTCCTGACAATTTTAAAAAATTATCAAGAACTATCTTGTTTTTCAAATCAAAAATATAATAATTACTATAAGAGTAATGAGATATAAATAATTATTATTATCTCTAAACTGTAAAGAATTGTCATTTTGAATAAATGGTACTCTTTCCGCGGTAATAATTAGTCTATGAGAATTTATTCCATACGGAGTACAAGTAAATAAACTAATTAAATCTTTTCCTTCTATTGGTTGAATCAATTCTTCTAATTTTTCTGGTTCTATCATATCATCTATTTGACATACAGAATAACAATATATATCTCCAAGAGTATGGAAAAGTATTTTATCTCCTATTTTTAATTTTCTAATATTATCAAACATTTCAAGATTCCGCATACCAGAATGTCCGGCTATTACACACCTTGAATTTATTCCACCAATAGGTAAAGCAGTATAATCTACATGACCAGCTCCTATTGCTAAAGTAGCTTCATCAGTTCCATGAAAAACTGGTGTTTTAATTCCTAGAGACGGTATTTCAAGTATTGTAATTACTTCATTTAATTGTTCTTTATAATCTAGGAATTGCGGATCAAGGTTAGAAATAATAATATCATCATTTGTTTCGTCCTTTCCACCCATATGAGTATTATTAATTTGATAGTTATTAATTAATAATCTATTATATTCGACTGCATTTACTAATTGTTGTTCTTTATTATTTATATTTTGAGATTGTTCTATATAAGTATATTGATATTGTTTTGTGTTTATAAAATTAATCATAGGATATACAGATATTAATAAAGCAGCTATAATCAATAATATAGCTGCTCATTTATTTCACTTATTCATTTAACCTCTAATCCATAAAAGTTGTACGTTCAACCCAAGCTTTAAAGAAAGAATGTGCATTTTGAAGAATAATTGTTCCGCAATCTATATCAGTATCCCATCCATGACCGACACGATATTCCCAACTATAATGTTCTTCATCTTCAGAAAGATATTCATCAATTGCAAGTTCAAGAACGAATTCATTCGCGGCGTCAATAGTAGAAAATATTCCATGAGTAGTTACATAATGAGAACCATGTCCCCAATTGTTTTTATTATTAACATAGTGCTCTTCAAGAACGGTAAAAAGTGTAACACCCATGAGAAATCCTTTCTTTCTCTTTTACTTTAATAATATTATATCATAAAAAAGAAAAAACTGCCAAGAATAAAATCTTAGCAGTTAATTATTAAAAGATATCATTATCTTCTTTTATGCACAAAAAACTATTAAAATAAAGAAAAGCAGCTATAGTTTTTCCATCAATAATTTTATGTTCTTTAATAGCTGTTTTAACTTGGTGATAAGGAATTAAATTAATATCAATAAATTCACTATTATTAGGATTTGAACCTATAAATTTTAAATTATTTGCATAAAAAATATCAATATGTTCTCCTGTAAAACCAATAGAAGAAGCAATTGTAGTTAAATATTGCATATGTTCAGCCTGATAACCAGTTTCTTCTAAAAATTCTCTGCGGGCAGCTTGAATAGGAGTTTCTCCATTATCTACTTTTCCTGCGGGAATTTCAATCGCAACTCTATCAACTGATGCTCGATATTGTCGAATTAAAACAATTCTATTATTTTTAGTTATCGCAAAAATACCAACTGCATTTGGTTGTTTAACAATTTCTCGAATAGTTTCTTTCTTATTCGGAAGTCGTACAGTATTCCTTTCAAGATCAAAAATTTTACCTTTAAAGATAATTTGTTTATCTGTAATAGTAGAAGCTAGTTTTTCATCGCTGATATCTTCACCGCCAGCATAAAAATTTTTCATTAAAGGCAATCCTACTTGTCCCATTTTTCAGACCACTCCCCGCATCAATCAAATTTTCATACTTCAGGAAATCTATAATATTTAGATATTGTATATCCACATTTACCTATTGCAAACTGTGGAGGAAACCTATGACATTCACCTTTTTCTTCTTTTCCAAAATTTTTTTTAAAGAAGATACAAGTTTTACAGTACGCATTCATTTAATTTCTCACAATATTTAACATCTGTAAATTTATCAATCTTAAAATGATGAAGAGACGTTGGCTTAGTAAGACTAGGATAAAACCTCCAACGTTCACTTCCATCATATTCAAAACGGTGAAGTGAATCTCCATTCTTAAAAACAATCATAAGGTCTATAGGAATATAACTGGTTCCATAACCATTATTATAATTAGTATTGTCAGCTACTTTAAAAAATTCATCAACATCAACTCTGAAATTATAATTACCAATCCAAGCAATATCGTCAATAAAGTGATCAACAACTGTAATCGCGAAACGAGTTTCTTTACCAAAATTTATGATACTCATGAAAATCTCCTTAAAGATGAATGTTAAATAGTTGACAGATTTCCCGCACTTCCATCTTATCTAATTCTTGTACTCTTGGGTCTTTATTTATAATTAGTCTATATAACTCTATATAAATTTTTCGCCAATCAACATTTTCAACTCAATTAATATAAGGAATTTCTCTATCCGAGCCATCAGGTAAAACAAAATAGTATTTATTCACTATTTTATCATAAACAACATGAGAATATCTTTTACTAATACTCAATGTTATTCTTCCTTTCATAATGTTTTACAATTAAATAAGCAGTACCCAAAGAAATATCAACAATAATAGTCATAATAACAAAAATTTCAAATTTAATACCTAAAAAAATTCCAATACTTCCAATAATAGCCATTGAAATAAGCAATCCATAAAACAGTACCTTAATAGCTATATTATTCATGGTTAAGCTCCTAGTGATTTAGTAGTGTCTGCATTGAGACGTCCCGCACGGATAGCATCTCGTCCTGCTTGAACGCCTTGTTCATAATTACAAAAACCAGCATTAGTTAGAGAAGTATTTTTAATTTTACCCCAACCTGCGGTAATATTTTCAAATTCTTCATCTACCTCTTGGGAACGAATAAGCATAAGTTCTTCACATTGCTTTTCTAATTCTGCACGAATGCCATCTATAAAAGCTATAGCCGCAGAATTATAATAAGCTCCATAAAGACCTCCACCTTGTCCACGATACTTGCGAGATTCACTATTAGCATAATCATTTACACAAGCATACATTTTGTTATAGACAATAGCTGCCGCGTTAGCATCGAGATTACGGCCAACAAAGACAGCCTTATGCTTACGACCCCACTTTTCCCAGTAGATACGACAACGATAATTATCTGCAATTACCTGTCCGAGAGTATATTTAAATTTACGATAAGTAAGATCGGATTGAACCTCGATAACTTCATAATTAATAGTTTCATAAAGTTCACTATCTTCAATGTCATACTTAGCAATGAGCTGTTGGGCTATGAGAGCTGCTTGAGTAGCTTCTGAGGGAGAAGCTCCATTATCAACGGATTTATTGAGAAGATTGCGAATCTTTTCAATAATATTCTCACGAGCGGCCATATCATTTCCTTTCTCTCATTTTGTAATTATATTATAACATGAAAAAAGAACATCTGAAAAGTTTTATTTAAAAAACTGCCAAGAATTTCTTTTAGCTTGATGTTCTTTAATATAGACAGTACATTTCTTTTTATTTGCAAGAGTTCTACCAAAAAGAATAAGAGCATTCTCATTTTTAAATTTACGAGATTGAACTTTAGACCCATCAGTAGTTGTAATAATATACTGAGCTTCTGGATTGAAAGTCCTCATAAGTTTTTCCCTTCTCTTCTCTCATTCTGTAACTATATTATAACATGAAAAAGAAATAGTTGTAAATAAAAAAACCAGTCTTATAAGACTGGTTTACACATTCTTTACTTATTAATAAAATTAAAAACCTTTATAAAAACATTAATAAAATCAAAAATCCAATATACATTAAGTATTTTCTTTTTTACCATTTTCATACTCTGATATCATTTTTTCCAACCGAGTTTTTTCTGAATTTAAATATTTTAAACGACCTTCTAAATTACTAATGGTAAATGAAATTCCCAATATTTGATTATTTAATGCAGATAAAATTGTTTTATTAGATTCATTAGTCATTGCTTCTTTTAGTTCTTTTGTAGTTGCATAGTCTTTGCTATTAATCATTTTCATCATCCTTTAGTTTGTTTAATCCATCTACATCGTCATACGTTGCTTGTCAATTTTAAATGGTCTATTTTAGTCCTCAAAGTTCATATTATTTCCTTTCTATAGAAATAAAGAAAAAATAAGATATCCTATAAAGAATATTTCTACTATAATTAATATTCCTCCATGAATAGAAATATATCTATATAATGACTCTTTTTTCTTTGATTTTATTGCCGTACAGAAAGAAAACAAAATACCTTCTATTATCATTATCATAATGACTAAAAAGATTTTAAAAAAATCACTCATTCATTTCTTCTCCTTTTCTTTATTAATATTATAAATTAAAAGACTATAAAATGACTATAAAAAAATCCAGCCTTAAAATAAAAAGACTGGATTTACAAATTAATTAGTAATATTTTCTACAACATTTTCAAGAGTAGTTCCACGAAGAAGAGTGTTGATAGTATCAGCAACAGCTTCATTTTTTGCAATTGCGTATGGAGACATATGTTTAGTAGCACTATCAAGGATATCTGCATTAGCTCTTGCGGTTAATGCTGCTACTAGATCTGGACCAATAGATTCTACAATTGTTTTAATTGTGTTAGCATAAGATTCTTGTTTAGCTTTCTCAATAGCTGCAATATCACGCTGTTCATTAATTTCTGCATCTGTTTGAGCTTTACTTCTCTTTAATTCTTCTGTTTGAATTGCGTTAAGAAGTTCTTGCGTATCATATTTAGCTTGAGCCGCAGCTTTTTCAATTGCATGTCGTTTTTCAGCAATTAATCTGTCTTTATCCATATTGTCAATTGCAATTTGATGATTATATTCTGCAATTTTTAGCTGTTTTTGATTACTTAGTTCAGCTTCTTTTAGTGCAAACTCATTAAGTTTCTTAGAAACTTCATATTGAGCTTCTGCATTTGCAAGGTCTAAGGTTTTTTGAACAATTTCATCTTGATGACGTTCAAAGATATCTGCAAAATACTGATCAACATGAATAGAAAGTACATCTACATCGTAAACAAACATTCCATTTTCTTCAAAAATACGACCAATAGTAGTAGAATCTTCATTAATATTTAGCACGATATTCCGCACAATATCAGTAGAATTATTATAAAATTCTTGAATAGAATATTTTTTAATTTCACGTTTAAGTAAAGACCGCATATGGTCTGTTAAGTATTTTACATAGTTTTCAACACTAAACCATTTATCTTTATATTCTTCAAGGAAATTTACACAATAAGAAACTTTAATATTAACTTCTACAAAGTCAGAAGTTTCTGCTTTAACAATATCAGATACTTTATTGTTTTCGACACGTAAGAAACCTGTGCGGAAAAGGTTGTCAGTAGTTTTTGGTTTACCTGTCGAAAGTTCCATAGCTTCAATAGTTTCATCATAATTTAGTAAACGAGTTGTCGGTCCAAGAACAACTTCTCTTTTACCACTTTTAGAAATAATATTGATAGCATATCCAGTCCAAACGTCAATAGTAACTACTCCATCATATTTAGTATCAAGAGTAATAGTGCGAGGTTTAGTGAAAGTTGTACCTCTACTAAATTCAGAATCAATTTGGAAAGGATTGATAGCTCTAGCTGTAGCTGTATTTAAAGTTAAAGCATCTACTGTAGCAGCATATTTTCTATCATTAACATCTTCTTGGAGTCCAGTATTATAAGCAAGAACTTCTGTATTATTTGGATACATAAGTTCACACTCTTTATAAGTAAGTTTGCGTTTTACAACAACTTCTGTACGAGGATCTGGTAGATACATTAACGGACCTTTAACGGTTTTAATCTTTCCGCTAAGTCTATCTAGGATGTAACGTCCTTCTCCCTCTGGAATAGCAATTGCATGATGCATATATTTACCATCATACTGAATCATAGCATGTTCAGGACGAGGATAATAAATCATCTGGTCTTTACCAGTAATAAATAATTCTTCTCCAATTGGATGGTGTACATCATTTTCATCATATTCAGCAATTACTTTAACATAAATACCACTAATAGGAGAAAGTTCAAGAGCTTTAAAAATTAATTCTTTATTATCATTTGTTAAAAATGTTTCAGTTGGTTTAGGAAATACTACAGCAGGACCGTGAATATAGCGTTTCTCTCCATCTTCATCTTTAAGAATAGCGTATTCAAGACGCTCAAGTGTTACGGCGTCCCGCACATAAGTATTATTATTTAGAGGAATTACTTCGATTCCTGTTGGTGGGATATAGAAAGATACTTCTGTACCTTTAATAACTAGCATTTGACCAACAAAGTAATCTTCTTGTTTAGCTTTAACTTCATTACCTTCTGCATCAATTACAGTTGCATTTGCACTCTTGGCAGCTTCCGCATCATAAACTCTAGCAAGTAGATATTGATTAGAACGAAGTCTATGACCCTGAATTACACGAGTCATTTGACCAGGAAATAAACTAAATGAAGTCGGACCAGGAATATTAATTTTATGTCCAATTTCAAGTTCAGGAGAATTAACTGCTTTAGCTTGTTCTGGGTGAGAATTATCTATAGCAGGATTTTTAAGAACAATATACCATCCTTCTGGAGCAGAAATAAATAATTGTCTTGCGTTATCAAAATCTTGAGTTTCTTTAAAACGTTTAGTTCTAGTATCAAAAATTACAAGATTTTCCTGTCCAGAAATTGTCATTGTAATAGGACCAGTATAAGTTTTAATTGTTCCATTTGTTTTATTTTGTAAGAAACAGAATTCATTTACGCTAAGAACTAAATCTCTTTGTCTATTGGGAGTATCATAATCATTATCATATCTTGCCATATTAACCTACTTTCATTATAGGAATATTTAAATCAATACAAATTTGATAACTTAATAACATTATTTCAATTAAAATAAATATACCACCATGAATATAAAATATTATTTTTCAAAAAGGAATATCTTTATCGGGTGTAAGAATACCAAATAAAAATATAAAAAATTCAAGTAATAATATTCAATATCAATTCATTTTTTATCCTTATGTAAAAAGAAAGAGCACGGAGCACCCCTTCTTAGTAAAGTCCAAGAAACTCTCGTCCTCGAATAAATGCAAGCTTTTTAAGCTGAGCAAAATTTAGAGTTGGATAGTTATAACGCTTTAGAAGTTGATTATCAAAATCTTCATTAAGAAAATCATCCCAAATAAGATTAAGGAAAAAACCAATAAACTTACCTTCATTCTTCCACTCATCTTCTCCAAGAGCGATAAGAACTTTAGTTTTAGTCTTTTCAAGCTTAGCATTGAGTATACAATCAGCAATAATAGCTTTTTCATCTGCTCCAGGCTCAACTACTACATGAGGTTTTTGTCCTTTAGATTCCGCATATTCCTTACGGACAATCTTAGCGATTTGGAAATGTCCATATTTATCACGATAAGCATAATTTTTAAGAACTATACCTTCAATATGTTCGTTTTCAGGAACAATATAATGACAATCTTCTACAATCTGAAGAAGTTCATCTAAAGTTGGATTTTCAAGCTTAGCAATTACTGGAACAACATTGTCTGGAATAAGATTGCGGAGCTCAACGAAGATATCGTCATCAGGAGTATAAAAGCCCTTATGGTCTACAGTAAAAGCTTCTATATCTGAACGATCAATATTAGCATCTCGAATATCAAATACATAAAAACCACCACGAAGATAATACTTAATAGTCCCAATGAATTTGCGCCCAAAACAGCCACCAATCCATTCTCCATAGACAATAATGTTAGGATGTGCTTTACAAAAATCTCGAATTACATCTGCAACACCATCAGTAATATTAAGAATATAATCACAAAAACCTGCATTATCCTTTTCGAGAGTAATAATACGATTGCGAGATTGAACAACAAAATCTTGTCCATCCCAATAGATAGCAGATGAAGTACCATCAATCTTAGGCTCAATATAAACAGTACCATTAAGATAACCATCTACATCTTGCTTACCATAACGAATAACATGGTTATACTTAAAGAAATCCTTGGTCATTAGAATATCTCCTTTCACTCTATAAGTATATTATATAATATTCTTAGACCAGTAGACAAGAAAATTTAAGAGTATGCGGGAGGATCGCCACCTCCACGGATACCTATAATTACTATAGCGACAATAATAAACAATGCAAAAATCATTCCAAAACTCAATTATAACACCTTCTTAGCAAAGTAAGGGCATATTCCGCGTTTATTTTTATACACTATAGCAAAATCTATATAGATATATTTATATGCTTTCCTATGCCCGCACTTTTATCCTCTATAAAGTATAATCTCTTTAAGATTCATTTCTTTAGCTTTTTGAAAAGCTTCATAAAGAGATTCTACAATAAAATAACCTTCATATTCAATTTTTCTAACAAGAAGTCGAGTAAAAGCTATAATCTTAGGGTCATCAAAATAAAAGCAAAGATAAAATGCAGCTTTTTGACCTATAGTAAGATTATCAAAATACTCTTGTGCAAAATCATCTTTCTCAAGTTCAAGAAGTTTATGATATACAACATAATGAGGATTATTATAAAGACGAGTATAAAGAGTCTCTATAAATGCAAGATTTTCGATTGGGATGTGACAATCAATATCAGTATCAGAAAAAGCACAAATATAACCTTCATTAGAAAGTTCAGAAAGAGCTTCATAAAGGTCTATATTTTCCCAACCGCATAAAAACCAAAAAATATCTTTAATATATTCGTGGTTTTCATCATATGTACGGGTGGAAAAACCAAACTCAAATCCCATTATTATCCCTCACAATCATATAGTAAATATGCAATTTCATCATATGCATCATTTTTAGTTGCAAGAAAATATTCATGTTCATGATTAATCCAACCAAAACGAATATAAATATTTTCTTTTTCAGCTTTATTGATAAGAGTTTCAATTATAGATTTAGACTCTATATTAGGTTCAGATTCATACAACGATTTAATGATTGAAAGATAAGAGAAAGCATTTATGTTATTGTCGTAAGAATCTGGATATATTTCAGTATTAATACCTGTCATGGTCATAATCCTCTTCATAAGAATCCCAGTACATATCTTCATTATAGATGTTTTGTGCAAAAGCATCTTCACGAGTCGCAAGGAAAAGTTTTCCACGATGTCCTACCCAGTCATATTCAATGCGAATACGCTGTCCAAAGACAATAGAAATAGATTTTTCAAACATATCAATCCTTTCTCCGTTGAAGGCTTTTACAACTTCAAGAATTTTTGTTTGATATTTAAGAATTTCTTCACTATAGCTCTCAGGATAGTCATTCTCATCAATATAGAACATCTTGTTCTCTCCTTTCGACAATTATATTATATCATTTTAATTTTACAGTTGAAAATAAAAAAAATAAGGCGTCTCAGCTGGGTTTTAAGACAGGGTCCGGACTATCTTAAAACAACTTCCTAACTGAGACGCTAAAAAATTATCAAGGAGGATGCATATCATTGCTCCTTAGGTTGAAAGCCAATAGGACTAAGTAAATCATCAAGGAGGATGCATAAATTCCTTTCTCTTAATAAAGATTAGTCCTGCTTAAGAGCATAACGCATAGGCTGAGACTTCTTCTCAGGAGCCACCTTAGTCAGAATACCATCGTTAATTCCCTGTACGAGAATTGCAGTAGCCTTATGCACAGAAGGACGTCCAGTATTGTCAACTGGAAAATCCTTTGCAGTAGTAGCAAACTCACGAGCAGTAAGAGCTACGTCCTCACCCTCAAAAAGATGAAGATTCTTTTCCAAGAGCTTAGCATTCTGACGATGGGCTACGGTCTCGCCAGTATTCTTGGTAGCGGTAGTCTGGAGCTTAGAGAGCATATTATCAACAACCTCAAGAACATCTGCGTTGTCATAACCATTCTCACGAGCGAAAGCAATAATCTGGTTGAGAGCGTCCTTGCGGGTAACATTAAATTTCTTAGCCATAACGGCTCCTTTCGTGTCCTGCGGGTCAAACACCTTTTGTGTTTTATCCTCTCCCCTTTGGACAATTATATTATATAATGAAAATTGAACAGTTGAGAATAAGAAATTTTATTCAATTGGTAAAATAGAATGATAAACGCATATATGATTTTCATAGGTATAATCTTCAAAATGATAATGTCCGTGATACCAATAGTCAAAATCCAATGTTTGATTTAGTTCTTCAAGAAATAGCTCTCCTTCATTATCTTTATAATCATTATATGTATCTATTTTTTTAGCTATATTATTGAAATGTGCGGGAGCATCGTGTGACATAATATAATTAATTTTGTTTGAACCATAATTTTCAAGGGTTGCCCGCACATCCTCTATATCTATTTTCTCTTGGTTCCACCAATTTACATGATTTATTCTATATGGTAAATTTCTTCTTTTTGCTGTTTTTATAGAAGATTTTTCTTCTTTTTCAAATATATATTTAGAATCGTGAGATTTCGCTCCTGCTATGCAAAGAATTATTTTATTATCTATTTGTAAAATACAAGATTTATCTATTCAATAAAATTGTTCATCTTGTCTGATAGTTCCAGAAATTAAAAAGTTTGGTTGAACTATTGGTAGAGTTTCTATAAAATCATAATTATCATGATTACCCGCTATAAATATTGTTTTTCAAGGTTTATTAATATTAGTTAATTGATATTTAGTTTCTTTTTCATATCCAGGTCAATATAGACCAATATCTCCTAAAACAAAGATAGTATCATTTGCGGTTAAGTTTCTAAGAAATGAATGTTTATTATAACTAAATCTTTGGAGAACTTCTCTGTGGCAATCTCCAGTTATATATATCACAGGAATAGCTCCTTTCTTTTGCCTATTGGATAATATTATAAAATATGTTTTAGAAGATTGTCAAAAATAAAAATTAGAATTGAGGAAAAATTTTTTGGACAATTGGAAGATGTTTCTGATATACTATAATAAGAAAGTGAGAGAAAGGAAAAGTAATAGATAAGAGCATGAAGTTTTTCTTTGGCAAGAAATATTTTAAAGCTGAAGACCAATTTGAAAAAATTGCTATTAAAGTTCTTAAACATTCTTTTGCCGCAAGAGAAATTTTTGCTAATGCTCAGTATCTTTATACTGTTTATCATGGAGATATAAAAGATATTGAAGTTTTTTGTGAGATAAATGCTTATATTAAAGCTCTTGATGCTATTGGGAGACAATATAAGAAAGGAGTAACTTGCGGGACATGGCAACGAATTCTTGAAAAGTTGCCGATGGTTAGTTATAAAGATGAATACGGAGATGAAACGATAATCCGCACTATTGTTGGAGATTGGCAGGTTTAATTATGGCGAATATTCTTTTAAAGCAATTTGAGGGTAAAACTCATTTTGAAATTGGAAAAGTTGAACTTAAGTCATTAGTTACTTATAATGCTGAAGATTATTATAAGATATTTTTTAACCAAGAGATGGAGAATATTGGTTTTAAAGCTGATAAGGATTATTATGTGCGGGGTTTTGGAAATATCGACGGTCAAATCTTTGTAAGTTTTTATAAGAGTTATAAAAGTGAAATTGTAAGAATTGCTTATGAGATTGTTGAACATCAAAAGAATTTAAGTGAAATTGCCGAGCTTATTGAACAGGAGTATTAAAATGAATCTTTTTACTATTTATAGTGAAGATGATTGTTTTGATATTGTAGTTGAAGAAAGTTTGCAAGATGAAAATAAAGTTGTTTTAATAAAGAGGAAAGATGATGTAGATATAGTTATTGGAAAGATTGATAAAAATAAAATAAATGATATTGAATATATTGAGCAGAAAGTTGGGATTTAATATGATTGGTTTTATTGGGCTGTGTCTTCTTGGTTTAATTTTATTTATTATTTTTGTGAAATGTTATTTTAAGTGTCTTGATAAAATTAATATATAGTCAGTTGTTTCTTGATTATAGTAAAATATAATTAAAGAAAAAGAGAAAGGATATCAAATGACTTTTGCAGAAAAAATTATCGAATCTCTTGTGGATGAAAATGGTCATTGCGGGGAGAGGGGTCTTTCAGTAAAACAATTTGATATTCTTTCTCAATATCTTGAAGAGGGAGAAATTATCTCTGATGGTTATTATGAGTGCAAGACTCATGATGGTTCTATTTCTTTTTGGCATAGAGAGTACGTTGGAGAGATTGGCCGTTTTAAGGTAATTCTTTGTGAAAGAAAGCATTTTAAATATGGATTTGGAGTTGTAGAAATTACTCCTATTTATTCTCTTGATGAATGGCAAAGTAAGTTAGATGCGGAAAAGGCAGAGAAAGAAAAATTGCTTGCTATTTACAGGGGTAGTGAATGGGTAGGAAAAGTTAAAGAAAGATTAGAGTTTGACTGTAAGGTTCTAAAGGTTAGTGAATTTGAAGGTTATTATGGGGTTGGAACTCGATATGAGTTTTTAGATAATGATGGAAATATTTATATTTGGTTTACAAATTCTTACCAAGAGATTGAAGAAGGTAGTGATATTAGAATTAGAGCTACTATTAAGAAACATGGGGAATTTAAAGGTTGTAAACAAAATATAGTAAATAGAGTAAATGTGCGGTAAAAGGGGAGTTTTATACTCCCTTTTTCTTTTAGGAGATTATTATGAAAATGTATTCTTTATACAATAATAAAGATTTTTTAGGAAAATATGTGCGGAAAGAGCAAGCAGTTAATGATATTTTAGACATATATCAGTTAGAAGCTAGAGTTACTGATGTTAAATTATACAAGAGTTTAGACGAATACGAATGAATAATTGTTAAGGATAAAAAGGTTCTTGGTAAATATCAAATTAAAATTGAAGAAGTATAAAATGAAATATTCAAGTTGCTAAAAGTGAAATATAGCATCGTCCCGCGGAGGATATATTTATGGTTAGTGAATTTAAAGAAGTTATACAAAGTTTAGAGAAAGCTTTTGCAGAACAAGATAGATATGAACAATTGCTTGTAAAAGCTAGAGAGAAAGAGAAGAATGCTAATATAGCTAGAAGTGTAATTAGATTAATGAATGATTATAGTTCTGGATATGATGCTTATAGAATTTTGTTTTCTTTTATTTTTGGAATGAAAGAAGATGAGATTAAAACTTTATATATAGGTCAAGGAATTAGTGGAAGAGATGGTAGAAATCCTTCTGAGATGTATGATGATATAGTGGGTATGTTACAGGAAGAAGGATGGTTAATTAGAAATGATAAAGGAGAATTAGAAGTTGATTATGAATTTCTAGAGCTTTTAGATGCAGTAGATAAAGGAGAACTATAGTGGAAATTGATTTAAGTAAACAAGATTTACAAGATGGACAGCTATTAGTTGTTTATATTATGTTAAGAACTTTTAATGATATTAATATGTATTCTATAGTTTTATTTTATATGATATTAGAGAGTTATTTATATGAAAATGGTCAAGAAGAAATTTATTTAAATGGTAAAGATATTGCAAATTATTTAAATTTAAGTATTGAAGAATATGAAAAGTATATTGAAAAATTAATTGAATATGGTTGGTTTACAAAAGATGAAGATAATTTAATTCATGTTAATTATAGTATGATTTATAAGTTAAACCAAGAGATAGTAAGTGAAGATAAAGAAAATAAATATGAGGATTTGAATGTGCGGGCAATTATTGACAAAAATAAACGAGATGGTGTTAAAATGTTGCTAGATCGGTATTGGGAATGCTAACTAACGTAGAATTTGATTCAAATCCTAATCAGGAATATGTTGTGATTAATAAGGAAGAATGTAATGGTAGATTAGTAGATAATTATTATGCAGCTATTAATTTAAGGTCTATTAAATATGCGTTAAGAGATTTAACTCCTGCTCAATTTGAAGTTTGATTATATTTTGCAAAAAATATGGAAGGTTATGAGTTTTGAGTTTCTCCTGTTGCAGCTTATAATGAATTTGGTATTAGTGTAAGTACATTTAGAAAAGCTAAGAGAGTGTTAAAGGAGAGGGGTTATTTGATTAAGAATGAAGAAGGATATTGAGACTTTTATGAAATTCCAAAAATGAATTTGGAAATGGAGAAAGTGCGGAAGATGTCTATAAGATAGGTATGTCCAAAAAAGTCAAAGGGTTTGACAAATTTGGACCAAGGGGTATGTCCAAAAAAGTCAAAGGGTATGTCCAAATTGGTCAAAGGGTTTAGTAAATTTGGACAGAGAAAGACTATATAGAATATAAAAGAATATATAAAAGAATATAAAAGAGTATAGTCAACTTCTTTGAAAGGAGAAATATGACTGAAATTGAATTTTATAAAATGTATGAGCAAAAATATAATCCTTTACCTATATATCCTAAATTATTTGTAATGAAGAGAAGTCAACTTGGTAATTATATAAATGAATATATTAAGTTTTTATATTATATGTATGAAGATGATTTTGATGAAGAGGTATATTGGGATATTATTGATTCTTTAGATAAAAAGTGGAAGTTTTTAGAAAAGAAATTAATTCATTATATGGTAGAGGGCAAATTAAATATTCAATTTATTAAAGAATTAGCAAATTTGAATTTGAAAAATCCATTAATGATTTTGAAAAATGATTTTTAAATTTTGATTTTGAAAAAATGATTTTTAAATTTAAATTTTAAAAAATGGATTTTAAAAATGAAAAATTTTAAAAAGAATTGTAAATATTATATTAAACAAAATAAAATAATAATAGAAAATCATTATCATACTTATGAAAGAAATATAGATAATATTTTATTTTTATTATATAGATTAATAGAAGAGCCAAAAACAATTATTAAAATTTGTATGATAGAATTTTATAAAGAAATTTTAAAGAATATTCCAGAAATATAATTATGCAGTTTATAGTGTTAATTTTATATTTTATTTATTATTAATATATATATATATATATATATATATATATATATAGGAGATGAATTAGTTTAAAATTAAATAATAGAATTAAGAATGTAATAAATAAGATAACAGGGGAAAGGTTAGATAAAAAGTCTATATGATAAAAATAGTAAGAGAAGGACATAAATATTTTAAAAAATGTAATGGACATAGTAGAATTAGGGTTTTTAAGGTTTAATAATGTATTTTGATTAAGGTTTAAGATTTTTAATTAAAAGTTTAAGATTTGATAATGTGTTTAAAGGTTTAAAATTTGATAATGTATTTTAGTCGAGGTTTTTAAAAAAATTTGATAATGTATTTTAGTTGGAGTTTTAATAGTGTATTTTATGTTGGGGTTTTAAAATTTAATAGTATATTTTATATTGGGAGTGCGCTTCATAATTAGCACCTGCATAGCAATTCTGTGTACAATTTGAAACAATTTTTTTTAACCAGCTTTCAAAATTTTTCGTATGCAATTGGCCTTCAATCGTGGTATTATATATATAACGAAAGGGAGAGAGTAATCAGACAAAAGGAGTCTGACTCCCAATCAAAGAAAGAAGGCTAGTATGACTACTAAGAATGCTATTACTCAGAAGGCAGCAATCGCTATCGTCCGTAATTATGTTGAAGCATATTCAGATGAATTTATCGAAGCTGTTCAGGCAGAGAACCCAAATGCTACTGTTGAAGATCTTCTTGAAGTTCTTGGCAATATGTATCAGAAGCTTAACCGCACTCGTACTACTGGAGACTCCAAGAAGCGTAAAGAGAACGAGAAGCTTGTAGAGCTTATCCTTCCTGCACTTATTGAGCCTAAGACTGCTGGTGAGATTAAAGAACTTTTTGATGAGATTTCTTCTGCTCCTAAGGCGACCGCAGTTCTCAAGCTTGGTGTTGAACTTGGTCTGATTCAACGTCTTGAGAAGGAAAAGAAGAGCGATCCTTTCCGTTATCAAGCAATTTAATAAAAAAATGTTAATATACATCAGAAAAGAGCCCGAAAGGGCTCTTTTTTTTAAAAATGCGCATAAAATTAGGTATAAACTTTTATTATATCATAAAAATTAATCAATTGTCAAGTATAAATTTTATTTTTGTTAAAATTTTTAACTAAAATTGATACATTATTTTCATTATATTATAAAAATCTATCAGTTGTCAAGCAAATTTTATTATTTTTGCCTATATTCTGGGCTTACAGTTAAATCGCCTATAACCTTGCCAATCGATAGAAAATTTGCCTATGCAGCTGCCTGAAATTTCGCTAACGCAGACTTTAGACCTGACTGTAGCTATTTTCTGTCTTGACCTGCCGGCACACTGCCCATTAACCAGACCACCCGGTTCACGCTTGCGTAGGACTATTATCCCCTGTGCCTCGTCTGTGACTTTATTGTACACCCAACAGAGCCCGATTTAGTTGTGATTTTGATACTTCACAAAACCCACACAATTGCGAGCCTGCGAGCACATTTAGGATGACTTGTGTAGACTCTGTGAATTGAAAATTTCTTCTTGACAACTGGTCGTGTATGTGATAAAATTTTCGCCCGCACCGATCAAGACTTTAATTATATCTTTGATAAGATCCCGACGATCATTCTTTTAATCAATAGTGAAACTAAGTGATCCGGATCCGCACAAAAATTTTAACTTTTTTCTTGATATTAAAAAATTAACTATTCCGCAACAAAAAAGCAACCATCCTTATTTGGATAGTTGCTTAAATAATATGTGGGGATTTTGTAGAGATTCCCCAAACTCTCTTGACTAAGCCAACTTGTACCCCATGGCTTGGGATTTCTTTTCAGGTGAAACCTTCACAAGAATTCCATCATTTACACCCTGCACCAAAACTGCTGTGGCTTTGTGAACAGAAGGACGCCCCGTGTTATCAACAGGGAAACCAATTGCGCTATTTGCAAACTCTCGAGACGTGAGAACCACACCACCCTCAAAGAGATTCAAGTACTTTTGAAGCATAGTCGCATTAGTTTTGTGGGCTATAGTCTCACCCGAACGCTTGGAAGTGGTTTGAAGTTTAGAAAGCATGTTCTCGAGCACATCCATCACATCCGTGTTATCGTACTCGTTTGCCTTTGCAAACTCGATAATGGATTCGAGAGCCTGCTTACGAGTGACGTTGAACTTGGTAGCCATAAGGCACCCCTTTCCGTCCAGAGGAACCATCCCGCCTTTCGGAATTTTCTCTTTCCCCTTCGGACAACTATATATTATCATGGATTTGCCCCAGTAGGCACGAGAAATTCTCTTCCACACAATTCCTCCATATTTGCGGAAATTGAACTTTTTGGTCTGAAATTGAACTATTTAACTTTTTTATTTTGAACTATTAAGCTTTTTATTTTGAACTAGTTTTAGGATTGATTTGTGCGGGAAATGTGAAGAAAAATTTTTCTTGACAAGTCTCATGCGGGCATGGTATAATTTTCGTCCTCGTTGATCTTTTGATATGTTTGAACTTTGATATAAAATTGTTTATTTTTTTTAATTAAATATTTGATGTGCGGACAGATCTGGGCAAATATGAAGATTTTGTGCAGATTGAAATTTTCTCTTGACTTTTCCTCGCGAATGTGTTATAATTTTTCGCCCAGGTCGATCTCTTCCCATTATAATTATCTCATATGAGCAAAATATTGTCAAGCCAAAATCGGTTAATTCACAAAGTCAACACAATTCCCGCACATTATACTTTCTTCTCTTGGTTAATATTATTTAGGGTAGGATTTTTATATCCTACCCTTTTTTATTACTATTTTACGTTACGAGATTGTACTTTTTTCCATTCCTTGCAATGAAACATTGGCATTGCAAATTGCTTATGATGCTTTTGCTTACGTTTACGAGCCTTAAAATATATATCCTTTTCAATCTCGCAATCCTCTAATGCATGATGTGCTTCCACAAAATTAATATCATTAAGCATGTAAGCATAAACAGTTTGTGCATTAGTTTTTACATTACCCTTTTCTGTTACCATACCATTTTGAATACACCAAAGAATATATTTATTAGTATCACAAATGGTAGCCAATGCCATAGTCATGATATCAACAATTTCAATATTATCATTAAAAAATTGCTCACCATAACCATAAATATAGCTAGCGTTATCATTAAGTACGCTGTAATCGAATTTAGCATTATAGGCGCACATAACAGTTTTAGCATTATAGTGAATAGAAATATTATTAAAATCTTGCATGATATCTGCAAACGATTTAATATCAATACTGTTAAAATTAATAGCATCAATATACATTTGAGCTTTATTCTTAATGAAAGAATCACGACGCAAGAATGCCATACCAAAAGGACTATCAATAATTTCACTTACAAGAGCATTATAACGCTCAAGAATATTACCTTTAGAATCGCAAACAATCCAAGCGATATCAAAAGCCAAACGAGCATCGGTAACAGTCTCAATGTCAAGAATAGCAAAAACCTTACGCATGTCCATATCCTTTCATTGTTTGCCTTTGGACAATTATTATTATCCTCTTTTTTGGGTTAAAGTCAATAGATTTATAAAATCTACAAAAATGAGCAGTTTTATAACTTGCTCAGGTTATTTTATTACCATGAAATAATAGTATGTTCCAAATCGAAAGGTGTTACATTAATAAAGTTTACAAAATATCCAAGATTTATCAAAGCTTCATTTTCTAGTTCAGTTAATTCTCCATTAATTCTGCATTTATTTTCTCCACGATAAGCAGCTTGCATAATCTTTTCATTAACAATGTTCCAATGAGGAGAGTGTTGAAGTGTAATTTCTCTGGCATCTCTTGCAGTTATCATGTCCTTTTCCTTTCGTCGTTTCCCTCTTGACAATTATTAGTATACGCTCTTTAGCGTGAAAGTCAACGACTTTTTTTAATTGTGTAGGCTTTGTGAAACCGCAGGTAAATCGATCGTTTTTTGCTTTGATAGTTAAAATCTTTGTTTGTTCCGCATAAACTATTTTACTTTCTTGACTATTGGGACAATTGTGCTCGTTTTGTGTCTTCATAAAATCTTCATTTGACTTCTGTTGCGCGATGTACTAAAATTTTCGCCGCCACTGATATCAATCATTGTACTATTTTGAATTGTTTAATATTTGATTTTAAATGAGATCCTGCTTAATTGTGTAGATATTGTGAAACTCTTGACTTTTCCTCGGCCGTGTGGTAAAATATTTCGCCGGCGCAGATACTTAAAAATATTATGGGAGAGTTTTCACTCTCCCAAATTATTTATTCATAAACTAAATCAGTTAGAAAATCGAGAACTGAATATTCTTCACTGATTTTGTCTTTCATTTTATCAATAATATTAAGCCAACTATCAACTGAATAACTTTCAAATTGAGTAGCTTCCACAATAGCTAAAAATATTTCTGCCAAACTGGCATCATCATTAATTTTAAAAACTGCTTTTGAACTAACATTAATAGTGTTATATGGGTTCCTTCCGCACTTAATAGTAATCATTTTTATCTTCTTTCTCTTGGAAATTATTAATATGTTTGAGCCTTTTTATATCATGCTCAGGATAGTTATTTAAATTTCTACATCATTAATAAACTTCCCATCAATATCAAAGATATCAATATGTCCACCATTCTCAAATTTGAGCATGTTAATGGCTTCTTTATTTGCAAGTTCGCAAGCATCCTTAAAAGATTCAGCATTTTCAAACTCCACACAGCTCTGAAGAAAATCCCCATCAACATTTTCACCCTCAAGAATAAAAGAGTAAGTTTCCTGTGTCATGTCCATTTCCTTTCTGTTGTTCTCCTTTGGACAATTATTATTATCCTCTTTTTAGGGTCGAAGTCAATACTCTTCACAGATTCCTCACAATTGCGGGATCTGGGACCGAAATGTGAAGATATTGTGAAGAGAAAAGTTTTTCTTGACTTCTCCGTCCGCATGCGATAAAATTTCGTCCACACCGAATATTTGTTCTGTTTGATTTTCATTTTCACTTTTTATTTATTCAATTTTCATTTTTTATTCTTTTTAATATAAAAGAATTGAGCAGTTTTAAGTCATGCTCAGGACTGATAATTATGCAAGTTTGTAACTCATTGGAGCGCTTTTCTTTTCACTAGGAACCTTTACCAATTTACCCTCATTGACCGCACGAATAAGAATGGCAGTAGCCTTATGAATACTAGGACGGCCATTGATATCGCAGGGGAAACCGTCAATAGCATTTGCGTATTCACGAGCTGTGAGAGTAGTTCCATTTGCGAACACATCCACATGAGCATCAAAAAATTTATCGTTGCTCTTAGCTGTGTGTGTAGTAGTACCAACCTTGCTAGGGGTCTTGAGTTTGTCGCACATCTTTTCAGCAATCTCCATAACCTCAGCGTTATCAAAATCGTTAGCCTTAGCGAACTCAATGAGGGTGGACAGTGCGACGAAACGAGTAACCTTGTTTGTAGTAGCCATTGTGGCTCCTCTCTTTGGATTGGGCGAAAGTCCCCTTGACTTTCTCTCTCCCTCTCCTTGACTAATATATTACTACGATTCTCTGTCAACTGGCACGAGAATTTTTTTGCACACAATTCCTCCACATATCTCTTTTAGGTCATGTTGTGTAGACTTTGTGTAGGAGAAAAAAGTTCTTGCAAACCTGTCGTATGTGTGTTATAATTTTTCGCCCTCGCTGAGGTCTTCTGTCTCCCAAATAAACTGTTCGTCTTTATCAATAGTTTTATTACCATGACATATGATCGATAATACTTTAGTAATCGTAGTGATGGCATGCTGGTCTTCCATAGCTTGTGCTTTCTCGCAAGCTAGCTCTGCTACATCTGTTAAAGCATGCTCCCCGCTCTTTTGTTGGTTTTCCCATGTAAGCATAGCCTTCATTATCTTAATAGGACTAGAGCCGCATGTAGCACAAAAGAAAGCACAATCATCAATAGTTTTAAAATAAGTTGGAGTGCGATTATCTTTGTTTTCATTTTTATTTTCTTTTTTTACAACTTTCAACATAAAATATCTTCCTTCTTTCTTAACCAATAGTATCAGGATAGTAAATAAATTCTTCAATCTTTTTCTTCTTTAGATTAAAAGAAAAAAGATGAAAAATAAATATAAAAATTTTAACATAAAAAAAAGTTTTTAAAATAAAGAATCTAACTAAAAGCATCATATCAATAATGAAAATAATAATTAAATTATTTATTTACTTACAAAAACAAATAAATAAAATAAATTATATAAATATATTTGATTATAAAGTTGATTTATTAGAGTATAAAATAATAAATAAAATGCGGACAAAGTTGATACTTGTTCAAAATGTCAACTATTCCGCGCATTATATTCTTCTTCTTCTCTTGGATATACTCTGTATGTTATAATACTTTATTTAATCTTATTGAGGGGTCATCAAAAATTTGAACACTTTGCATAAAAGATTTATGCGGAATCCTTTGATATTTTTCTGGGTAATAAGAGGGGGCTGCTTATAGGATTTAACAACCTAATATTAAAAAAATGATATTGCCCACGTCTTTCCCACACTTAAACTTAAACTTAAATTTTAATTTAAACTTAAATTTTAATTTAAACTAAATTTGATTTAAACTTAAATTTTAATTTAAAACGCCCCTTCTCACACTCAAATTCATTTTTTAAATTTCCCACCCTTAAACTTACTTTCTATCCTCAAATATATTTAATTTTTTAATTCTATCTTTATATCGCATATGAACCTGAAAATCATATTTCTTATCAATTGTTCCTTGCTCAACTAAAGTATGAAAAGTATTATCATCTGCACACAAATCTTTATACATAGCTAAAACAAGTTGTCTCATTTCAATTTTATCCCATAAATCTCTTTCTTCAAGCTCTTCTTTTTTAGCAATATCTAAGCAATCTTCACACCAATACCTATGAATATGTTCTTCTAATACAATCTCTTTTTTTCTCCACAACAATTACACTTTTTTATCATATTTAAAATCCTAATTTTTCTAATTCTTTAATCATTTGCTCCTGAGTAGTACCAACATTTTTAGTGTATTTTTCACACTCTCTTCAGTTACATTCACCTTGAAGTAATATACAAAAATATTCGTGTCAAGCTCCAGGTCCTTCAACATGATTTATAAGTTTTTGATATTCACATTTAAACATTATTTAAATCTTCCTAATATAAAATTTTTAAATTTAATAATTTTTTGATTATTATATATTTTTCTTGCTTCTTCTATTTTATCTAAAAAAATAATAGTATAATAAAAATCTCCAATTGATCCACCACTGCAAAGTATATCATATTCTTTAATAAAATTTTCTCCATATTTTTCTAAACAAATTTGCCTAAGACTTTTTATCATATCCATATCCTTCTAGATATAAAGACCTTAATATACCTTGATTTACCAAACTCCTACTATTCTTTAAATAATAATAACAATCTTCACACAAAGGTTTCATAGTCTCACTCATATTATCTTGTCCTAAAGCATTAATATCTCTACCACATTCACTACAAATTATTTTCATTTATCCTTCTACCTCAACTATTATAAATTACTCATAATAATTATCATCCCAACTTGCTCCGCAATCTTCACAATAATATTCATAAAAATTATCACTGCAAAGAAGATCATCCCAATATAAATCTTCTGCTACAATATTTGTACTACCACAAAAAGGACATTGCTCAAACATTACTTACCACCTAATAAATATACTAATCTTTCATATAACATTTTATTAGTAATAACTTTATTATCATCTTCAAATAAAGCATCTAAACACCAGTAATCAGGATTTTTATCCTTTAATCTATCTAAAACTTTTTGTCTGTCTCTATTTAAAGTCCATTCATCCGCAGTTCTAGCTTCTTTTCCTAGTCGATATCCTCTATCAAACTCTTTAGCTTTCATTAATTTTATTTCAGCTTCTTTTCTAGCCTTTTCCATACACTTCTTACTAGGATTATTAAATTCAAACTTTAAACTACTTAACTCATGCGCGACATCCTTCGGAGAAGCGTCGCCACTCATCGCCCAGTCCGCAATCTCTTCTAATCTATTAAAAATCTTAGTATCCATAACCCAGCGCTCTCTTTATCTCTTCTACTGTTGGATTCTTAATTACAAAATATACACTTTTATCTTGTTCGTAAATTTCATATCGTTCACCAAATAGAAGTTTTTTAACTTCACTAAATTCTTCATAAAAAAACACTCATAATCTAAAAATTCTTTTATATTTTCTATAATATTATTCATGTGATTCAATCACCACTGAATTGTCATCAATCATATGATGTAGAGCACCACTTAAATCACCAGTTTTTTTTAAATAATATTCAATAGCTTCTTGTCTATCTAATTGACCAATTCTTTCAAGAGCTTGTTCAGGAGTATGTCCATCCCATTTAGGAGCTATCTTCTTTTCATCACAATTAAATAAATCCCAATATTTCATTTTACAATGATAAGTAGCTTGACCTCTTGGAGTATCAATACCTACAATAAAATATCCATTATGCATAGTACCATCACTATGTTTTTTACTTTTCCAAGCAAGGAAATGATATTCTCTAACAATTACACTAAATAGTATAGTTCTATGATGATATAACTCATTAAAAGTGTGCGCGCCATCGCTCGTATTTCCATCGGCGTTATCCATATCAACAAAATATTGAACATTATCTGGCGATTCTACATCACCTTTTGCAATAACAATATAATCACGATTATCTCGATTATCATAGTTAATAGTAATCATTTAAATCCTCTCTATTATGGAACAATAAAGATTAATATAATAAAAATTATTCTCTTTTTTCTTTAAATATATTATAGCATACATTATTTCAAAATGCCAATAATTTTTTGGGCAAAAATGAATAATTTTGGTATAAAATTTTATAAAATTGGGTATAATATATATGGGGAGGTGAAATATATTGATACAATTAAATCATGATATAAAAAGTGAAACAGCTAGAAAAGTTCTAGTTGAATCAATCATATCTCAACAAAAGGAATTATCTCCGCAAGATTTAAAAAATCTTAGTGATTACCTCCTTTATGTCGGAGATAAAAAACAGACAACAAAAGAACGTTCAGAAGAATATCCAATTGTTACTAAAAATAGAGATGCGACAGTAATAAAAAGACAAATTTCTTATGAAGGATTAATTGATAAACTAAAAAATGGTGAAGATGGAATTTATAACATTATCAATAACAATAAAGATCAACTTTTAGACCATAAAGACCCAATTACCCAAGAGGATATAGATAATATACGTGGGTTGCGGGAATGCATGGATGTAATAGCATCATTAGAACGACAATACAACGAGACAACGACGAGTTACCGCAAGAAAAAATTAAAAACTGCTTTAATTGATAGTTGGAAACAAGCTTATATGATTAAAGGCTCTAATCAATCAGGACGGTCTGTAGCTAATAATATGATTTCTGGTTTAGCAAATGTATCTATTCCAGAAAAAGTATATTTTGATAAAGACCTTATCCCGCACAGTGACCAACCATTATCATTACTTAGACCAGATTCTATTTCTTTCCTTCTTCAATATTATCAGCAATTAAAACAAGAAACTTGAGATATGTTAGACTCTGACATTCATTGACACCTCTTGGATTTAGAAAAAGTAGTTGATGATGCTTTAGAAAAGAAATATCCTATTTTTTATGATGTACTTATTTGAAAAATAGACGGTTATACAAATAAAGAAATAAAAGAAATGATTTTTGAGAAATATCAAGAAGAACATTCTGAACAGTATTATTCTACTATTTGAACTAAAAAAATTCCTAAATTAGTAGCAGAACAAGCTCAGAAAAATTATCTTCTTTGATATTTTACTTATGAAGAACCAATGGGGCATAGATGAAAGACGTGCGGGAAATGCGGTCGTTCTCTTCTTGCACATTCGTTTTTCTTTTCTCCTAATTCATCGAAAGATGGCTATTATTCTATTTGTAAAGAGTGTAGAAAAAAGAAAGGAGGAAAAAAATAAATGGCTACAAAAGAAAGAATGACATGTCAAAAATGCGGACGAGTGATACCTGAAACAAATTTCTTTAAAAAGAAAGACGGTACTCGTTTCAATTATTGTAAAGATTGTTTAACCACTTATATTAAAAATGATGATCCATCAACTTTTGATTGAATTTTAAAAGAATTTGATGTACCATATATAGAACCTTTATGAGTATCTGTTGCTCAGGCTGCTTACCTTCGTAATCCTGGAACGTTTTCTAACAAATCCGTAATTGGTCGCTATATCCGCACAACAAATATGAATCCTTGAAGAAAATGGCGTTATGCGGACAGTGATGCAGCTACAGAACATTGGGTAAATATTCATGGAAGAGATAATATTGTTTCTGAAGAAAAGAAAGCTGAATTTAAAACTAAATTAGATGCGGGAGAAATAACACTTGAACAGTACCGCACACTAACAGGGGATAATCAGCTTTTAATGGCTTATCATGAGCCTCTTGGGGCAACAGCAACTAAGAAAGAAAAAATATTACTTGGTTTAGATAAAGCTTCTCCAGAAGATCATGATTGAGACGAAGCAACTAAACAAAAATTAAGTAAGAAACAAGCTTTTCATCAAGTCCAACAGCAAATAGCTGAAATGCAAGAGAAAAAAGAAGAAGCTGCTTTACAGAACGCAGTTGATACTATGATGAGTTATATGCCTACCACAATAGATGAAAATGAAATGCAAATTAAAAATAGTTTAACTAGTGAAGATATTAAATATCTTACTATTAAATGAGGTGCTTCTTTTACTCCTTCAGAATGAGTACAGATGGAAAATCTTTATAATAAGTATACTAGTACTTATGAAATGAATGTTGACCGTGAGGAAGCTTTAAAGAAGATTTGCCGCACATCTATTAAAATGGATAAAGCTCTTGAAATAGAAGATTTTACTTCTTATAAGAATTTAGCAGGAGTTCTTGATCAGTTGCGGAAATCAGCAAAATTTACAGAAGCTCAAAACAAAGAAGAACAAGAAGCTTACATTGATTCTGTTGGGGAATTAGTAGCTGCTGTTGAACGAGAATTAGAACCTGGTACTTTTATTGACCAATTTAGACCAGGTATTGATGCTAAAGAAGATAAAGTTGATTTTACATTAAAAGATATGCAAGCTTATACTCGTAATCTTGTTAAGAATGAAATGGGTCTTGGTGACCTTATTGAATCTTATATTCAAAAACTTGAAGAATCTGAAAGAGCTCAAAAAGAAGCTGATGCAAATTATGATGCTCTCTTAACTCAATCTGCTTATGTTGAAGAAGAAGAAGATGATGGAGAATTAGAAGCTGAACTTTGAACTAATAATTTAGATGATATGATTGCTTCTGAAACTGAACAAGTGTTTGCTCAAGTTAGAGGTGATAATAATGGCTCTTAAAGACTTGTTAGAATATAATGAATCTAAGCAGGTGCGGGAAGCCGTTGATCGTGAGCGTATTCGTCAAGATAAAAAACAATTAGAAGAGTTAATTTCTTTTTGACGTTGTTACCCTGATATCTTTGTAGATTATTTGTGTTCATTAAATCCAGATAATACTTTTCATTTCTTTTATTATCAAAGAGTTTATTTGCGGGCAGTCATGAGATATAAATATACTTTTTGCACATTTCCCCGAGCATTTTCTAAGTCATTTTTGGCAGTTCTTTGTTTAATGATTAAGTGTATTTTATACCCTGGTTGTCGAATATTTACTGTAGCTGGTGGTAAAGAGCAAAGTGCAAGTATTCTTCAGGCAAAGGTCGATGAGCTATGCCGTTTAATTCCGGCACTTGCTAATGAAATTATTTGGGATACCCGTACTAATAATAAAACAAGTATTATTAAAGCTAAAACTCGTACAACACGAGATAGTGTTATTTATACTTTTAAAAATGGTTCCTCTCTTGAAAATGTTGCAGCAAGTGAAAAAACTCGTGGACAACGTTTCCAAGCTGGATTAATGGAAGAGGTAGTTGGCATTGACCAAGATATTCTTAACGAGGTTATTCTTCCATTGATGAACGTTGAACGAAGAGTAAATGGATTTGTCGATCCTAATGAATCTCTTAACCAAAGTCAGATATATATTACAACGGCCGGTTATAAGAATACTTTCAGTTATGATAAATTAATTCAAATTCTTTGTCAATCTGCGGTAGACCCTGACAAAGCTATTATTCTTGGTGGATCTTGACGAATTCCTGTTATGGAAGGACTACTTAATCGTAACTTCGTGGCCGATCTTCGTATGGACGGTACGTTTAATGAAGCAAGTTTTGAACGAGAGTATGACATGCTTTCGTACTCTTTAAATATTGTGAATTGCTGGAAACTCCTTAAGCTATTTAAACTACAACGTAAATATGAAATAAAATTAAGCGTGAATGTTTGAAAATTAAATAGATTGGACAATCAGCAGCCAAGCTCTAAATAGGAGAAGGTTCAACGACTAACAATTCTCGAATGCGAGAATTAGCGCAATACTGCGTATAATAGAAAGGTTATTATTATGAAACAAATTGTTGTAAATAATATTAGTACCAATTATTATATTACCGAAGATGGTAAGTGTTTTAATCAAAAAACTGGTAAATATTTAAAAGGTCAATCTAATTGTAAAAATAAGTATCATAGTTATAATTTAACTTTACCTGATGGTACTAAAAAAAGAATGTATGCTCATAGATTGGTAGCAACAGCATACATTCCAAATGATGATCCAATAAATAAAAATCAAGTTAATCACAAAGATGGAAATGTTTTAAATAATAATGTTGATAACCTAGAATGAGTTACTCAATCTGAAAATCAGCAACATGCTATTCAAACAGAATTAAGAAGTTATAAACATATTTTTTGTTTTACTCCTGATAAAAAATTAGTTGCAGAATATAAAACTTTAATTGAAGCTAGTAATGCTTCTAAAGTTTCCATGAGTTGTATTGAACAGCAATTAAGAAAGAATAAGCCAGGTTTATCTGGTGGGTTTTATTGAAGTCATTCTCCAGTATTAGGAGATGTTGAAACTTATAAAAACACAGGAAAAGCTAAAAGAGTATATCAATACAATTTAGATGGTAAATTTTTAGCTGAATATCCATCTTGTGGTCAAGCAGCAAGAGCTACTCACTCTAATCATAGACATATTAGCGCTTGTTGCCGAGGAGGACTTAAAACACATAACGGTTTTATATGAAGATACGCTGATGATATAGTCTCACCTTCAATGAAAATTGAAGTAGTATAGAATACTAATAAGATATGTAGAAAGTCTGTGAGCAGGAGCTGTCGAAGGAGCGTTCTTCGATCCAGACAGAATCGACAAACGTCGCACTCTTCAGCTACCAGAGAAAGAGCCCAATAAACGCAATAATCCTTCTACTTACTATGCTCTTGGGGTGGACGTAGGACGTCATGGTTGTACTAGTGAAGTAATTGTTATTAAAGTAGCTCCAGCACGAACAGGTGTCCCTTTGAAGGAAGTAGTAAATCTTTACAGTTTTGATGAAGAACATTTTGGATTACAGGCAATTAAAATTAAACGAATATATCAACAATATCATTGTAAAATAGCTGTTATCGATGCCAACGGCTTAGGCACAGGTCTTGTAGATTTTTTGATCACAGATCAAACGGATCCTGACACAGGAGAGTTTTTACCAAATCTTGGAGTTTATAACGATGATGAAGGTAAATATAAAAAGTTTGAAACAGAAGATACTATCCCAAAAGCAATGTATCTTATGAAAGCTAATGCTCCATTAAATACAGAAATGTATGCTTATTGTCAAAGTCAATTAAACGCAGGTAAAATTAGATTCTTAATTGATGAAAATGTAGCTAAAAATAAACTTGCGGGACAAGCGCAGTCAAAGCGAATGACAGCTGGAGAAAGAGCAGCTTATTTACAGCCATATGTAATGACTTCAATTCTTAGAGAACAAATGTTAAATTTAATTGAAGAAACTGAAAATTTAAATATTATTCTCAAACAAGCAACAAGAAAAATTAAAAAAGACAAATTTAGTGCGTCAAATAAAAATAATATAAGGAGATAAATATGATAGACTTCACCATTCGACGTGAAAATGATAAATATAATGGTCGAATTATTTGGTCACAAGATCAAATTGATTATATTATCAAAGAGTATGAAAACGGTACTTCCATGAAAAAATTGGGGCGTCGTTTTAAAGTACAATATGAATCTATTAAACGATTATTACATCAACGAAAGGTAAAAACTCAAGGATATAAACATAACTATCCTCGTTATGAAAATATCTTTAACAATATAGATACTAGAGAAAAGGCTTATTGGCTCGGTATGATGTTTGCAGATGGAAAAGTTTCATTCAATAGTAACGAAATTACATTAGGTCTTTCAGATGGTGAACATGTTGAAAAATTTAAAAATTTTCTTGGAGCAAATAATCATAAAATAACAGTGTTAAAACCAGACAAAAATAAAAATAAATTAACTCGTAATTTTTATTCTTTTAGTATTAAAGATAAACAAATTCACGATGATTTAATTAAGTGAGGGTGTAAACCTCAAAAAAACCATTTAGATTTACATATTCCAAATATTGATTCAATCTTTATATGGGATTTTATCAGAGGATATTTTGATGGAGATGGCGGTTTTTATTATATTAAAAATAAAATTAAAAAAGATAGATTAGTTATTACTTTTACGGGAAGTAAAACTTTATTAACAGAAATTGCTCAAATTACTGGTATTAAAACGTCTTTAGAGCGTAATATCAAATCTCCAACTACATATTGTCTAAGAAGTAATAGTCGTTTTATAGTTAATTCTATTATTGAACAGATGTATAAAGATACAAATGATTCTATTCGATTGAATAGAAAATATCATATTTATTTAAATTATATTGGCGCTTAGCCATTGAACCAATAAATATTGGGTGTGAATAATTATTTAATTATTTGCTAACAGGGAATGTTTAATTGGGATTAAGCCAACCAATTAAAAGAATCCTGTGCCAAGCCTATTTTTAATAGGAAGGTGCAACGACTATCCTGAAAAGGAGTAGGTTTAAGGTGAAAGTCCTTATTCCGAAGCGGTGGCTCATAATATAAAAAATATATTATGAAGATATAGTCTACAGAAATGTGTAATTTATGGTTTGTATTGGTGTAAGTTAGAAGAAGATAAAGGTGCTCGTCGTAAGAAAAGAGATTTATCTAAATTAATGCTTTTTTCTTAAAATTTTTGGGCAAAAAAGAATTATTTAGTTTGTTTAATTTTTATTATAAATTGAAAGTTAAATATGTATTAAGGAGTGAATTTATAATGAGAGATTCCGCAGGTGAAGTTAAAATATATAATATACTCTCAGATAATGACATTCCATTTGCTGAAGAATATGAATTTGACGATTTGATTGCAGAATCAGGTCGTCATTTAAGATTTGATTTTTGTGTCTTTACAGATGATGGGGACATAGATTTTTTAATAGAATTTCAAGGTAGACAGCATTATAAAGCAATACCTAAATTTGGTGGAAGATTAGGTTTACAAAGACAAAAATACAATGATCTAGCTAAAAGAAAGTATTGTGATAAACATGGATTAAAATTGGTAGCAATTCCATGATATGATGAGAATAAAATTTCTTATGATTATATTTTTAATGCTGCTGGGTATTAAATAGACAGGGGGTGTAAATAAATTTGGCTTATACAAGAAATATAAATACCAGAGATTTTAATATAATTACCCCAAAAAAGAAAGCTAATTTTAATAAAATTAAAGTTGGTAAATCAATTTTAAGAGATGACGTTGTTTCAAATTTAGATTATTTTGATAGCCTTTCCCGCAAAAAGAAATATGATAGAGAAAAAATTGAAAGAGCTATTGAAAAAAATGATTTAGAAACATTAAGATTAATCTCAGATTATTTTTATAGATCAAATGGTATTTATCAAAGATTATGTAAATATCTCGCTACCTTATTTAGATATGACTGATTTATTACACCTAATAGATATGATAATAAAATAAAAGATGAAAAAGTTATTGAAGGATGGCTTAAAGCCGCAGTTTTACTTGAAAATTCAAGATTAAAGAAAAGTTTTTCAGAAATTGCTTTAAAAGTAATTAAAAATGGATGCTATTATGGTTATAAATTAGAACAAAAAGATGCGGTTTTTCTTCAAGAATTACCACCTAAATATTGCCGTAGTAGATATAAATGAAATGGTCGTCCCGCAATAGAATTTAATGTCAAATATTTTGATGATTTAACATCAAATAATGAATATCGTATAAAAATTTTAAAAATGTTTCCTAAAGAATTTCAAAAAGCTTATATTGCTTATAAAAAAGGAGCCTTACCAAGAGATACATCAAATGATGATATAGGTTGATTTCTTTTAGATTGCACAAAAGCTGTTAAATTTAATTTGGGAAATTCTGATGTCCCTATTTTCTTCCCAGTTATTCCTAAGCTCTTGGATTTACAAGATATGCAAGACTTAGATAAGAAAAAAATGGAACAACAAATTTTAAGAATTCTTATTCAAAAATTCCCAATAGACAAAAATGGAGATTTAATTTTTGATACTGATGAAGTACAAACTCTTCATAATAATGCAGTAGGTATGGTTGGTGAGTCTATTGGTGTGCGAGTCTTGTCAACATTTGCAGATGTAGAGGTTGCAGATATGGCAGACCGCAATAATGTAAGTTCTGTTGATCAACTTGGAAAAGTTGAACGTGGTGTGTATAATGAGGCTGGTGTTTCTCAGTTACAATTTAATGCAGATGGAAATGTTGCATTAGAAAAGTCTATTGTAAATGATGAATCAAGTGTTCTTGATTTAATTTATCAATTTGAAGAATATGCAGAAGATTTATTAAAACCATTTAATAAAAATAAAAAGCGTTTAATGTATCGTGTTCAAATTCTTCCAACAACAGGATATAATTATAAAGAATTATCTAAGCTCTATAAAGAGCAAACTACAATTGGTTTCTCTAAGCTTCTTCCTCAAGTTGCTCTTGGACAAACTCAAAGTAGTATTATTGCTACTGCTATTTTTGAAAATGGAATGATGCATTTAGATGAATTATTTATTCCACCTCAAATGTCCTCAACGATGAGTGCTAAAGAGGCTCCTAAAGCTGGAGAATCTGAAAAGAAAACTGGCAGACCAGAACTACCAGAAAGTGAAAAATCAGATAAAACAATTAGAAATGAACAAGCAGAAGGTTAGGAGGGTAGATGAATAATAATAGATCAATTAAAACAATTGCTGATCCGGAGTTTATCGAGTTAACTCCACTTGATATCAATCCTCTAATGGCCCAATGTCAAATTAAAGTATTTTATCTCGGTAAAAATCGTAATGGTTCATATATTGATAAGAATGCAGCTCTTGAAATGTCAAAAACTTTGCGGGGATGCCCAATTGTTGGAGCTTATCTTAAAGATAAAGAAGATTTTGGCGATCATGGAGATGTAATTACTATAGAAGATGGAGAAATTCATTTCTCTTGTAAAACTGTTCCTTATGGTTTTGTAGCTCCAGATGCTCGCATTTGGTTTCAAACTTTTACTGATACAGATGAATTTGGCAATGAAATTGAAAGAGAATATCTTTTAACAACTGGTTATCTATGAGTAGATCAATACCCAGAAGCTCAACAAGTAATTGATGAGGGTAAAGGTCAATCTATGGAATTAGATAATAAAAATTTAGAAGGTCACTGGGCAACAGACAATAACTCAGGAATGGAATTTTTTATAATTAATGATGCGGTATTTTCCAAATTGTGTATTCTTGGAGATAATGTCGAACCTTGTTTTGAAGGAGCCTCTATTACTGATGTAGAGAATCAATTTTCTAAGGATAGTGAATTTACTGCTAAATTGTTCGCTATGGTACAAGAATTAAATCAAACTCTATACAGTAAAGGAGGGGTGACAGTGAACGATAATCAAGAAACTCAATTTGAAGAAAAAGAAGTTGAAACAAAACAAGAAATTGAAACTCAATTTGTAGAAACTCAATTTGATGATGGTGGAGACGGCGGAGACGGTGGTGATAACACCGGAGATGGCAATGACACCGATAATCAGAATGATACTACAGATTCTCAAGATGATACACAAAATGATGATGATAATCAAGATGATGATGATCAAAATGATGATGATGATCAAGATGATGATGAAGAATTAGAACAAAATGATGAAGGAACTAATTCAGATGTTGATAAAGGTAAAAAGAATCTTGAGCAACATACTGTTTCTGTAGAAGAGTTTTCTGCTATTCAAAAAGAGCTTGAAGAACTTCGAGCTTTCAAACTTTCTTTTGAAAATCAGCAAAAAGATGCTTTAATTGCTAAATATCATATGCTTACAGATGCAGATAAGGCAGATATTATTGCTCATAAAGAAGAGTTTTCTCTTGATCAAATTGAAGAGAAATTAGCTCTTATTTATGTTCGTAAGAATGTAGATTTTTCAACTGTTGATGGACTTCCAGAGAAAGAAGAAGAAGTCGAGGAAGAATCTCCTCTAATGTCTTTCTCTTTAGATAATACAAATAATGCGGAAGATGCTGAAGATTCACTTCTATCAGTTCTCCGTTTAGTAAAACGATAAAATTTAAGGAGGATTAAAGATGGCTAACTCTGTTACAATTGGAAATACAATTGGCTATCCAGTAGTTGAACCTAATCATCTTTCCGCACCTCGTAATGGTGGAGTTTATGGTCAACTTCCTGCTGATAGTACAATTACAGAACTTTCACAAGGACAATTTGTACACTATAATTACGCTGCTGGTAAAGTCACTTTAACTGGTGATGGTCCTTTAATGATGGTCTTTAATGAAGAAAAACTTTATGATGAACGTCATCAAATGCATCGTGATTATATCATGAAAAAGACAGACTTCTATGATGGTATAATGACACCTCGTGTATTCCGTCTTGTTGTTGGCGATATTTATACTACAAACAATCTAGTTGATGGTACTTATCAAGAAGGAGATAAAGTTACTCCTAATGCTAGTGGTATTCTTAAACTTGATAATGCTGCTACAACTGGTCTAATTCTTCAGGTTGTAAAGGCTTATACAATGCCTGATGGACAACCTGGTGTTAAACTACAAGTAATCTCTGTTTAATTGGAAGGGAGGAAATAGACAATGCAACTTATGGATTTTAATGATTTAAAGAAACTTGCTTTTGCTGCTGCTCATAAAACTCCTTTAACTTATTCCACTAATCAGGGAGAAGAGAGCTTTTCCGCAGAGGATGTTAATTCAGCTCTTCGTGCTCAATTTAATCTATTAGCTCCTGACTATAAGGGTTTCCGTAAGAATAAAAATCAAATCTTTGAACTAATTGAAGAGACAATTGATGATATTCTTCCTAATCGCGTTATGGAGCAGTATGGTCAGTTTGCTGATATCCGCATTGTAGCTCAAGGTGATAAAGCTGTATTCCGTCAGCGTATTACTGAAGCTTCTAAGAAGCGTGCTAAGACTTTTGTTACTAAAGTCGGTCTAGCTGGTCGTTATGAGACATTCATGCTTGATGGACGTGAGACAGAAGTTCAGATGAGTGCTATTGGTTCCGCTTGCCGTATTGGTTTTGAGGAATTCCTTGATGGTCGCATTCAATTCTCTGATTTAACTGAAATTATCCTTGAGGGTATGGATGATTATATTTATGAGGAAATTGCTAAAGCTTTAGATTCAGTACTTCCTGATAGCACAACTAATCCAAATAACGTTTATACAAATAATGTATTTAATCCTGCTGCTTTTAATAAGCTTTTAACAATTTCTGATTCTTATAATGGTGGAAATTCAACTATCATTTGTACAGAAGAATTTGCTCGTACAATGGTTCCTGCTGATTCTCGTATGTCCAATGATATGAAATCTACTCTTTGGAATAAGGGATATTTTGCTACTTATTTAGGACACAATATTCTTATTCTTCGTCAATCTATGTTAGATGAAACAAATAAAGAAAAAGTTATTGATCCTTCTAAGTGCTACATCATTCCTTCTGGAACTGAAAAACCAGTTAAACTTGCTTTTGAAGGTCCAACAATGGTTCGTACAATCACAGATAATGATGATTGGTCAACTGATATGCAGACCTACAAAAAGTTTGGTATCGCAGTATTCTCTAATCCTGCAATTACTCAGTATGTAAATACCAGTCTTACTAAGACTGTTTAATTTTAATTTATAAAAGTAGGGGAGGATTGAGCGAGACTCTCTTCCCCTATTATTTTTTGGAGATATAAGGAGATAAAATGACAATTGTAGATATGACTGCTATTCCTGATGATGAGGTTGTTGCAGTAACTAGTCTTTCGGATTCTGTAGTTTCTTATAAAACACCAACAGGAATTGAAAGAGAATTTCCTCCAAAAGCTACTTTTAAAATTAAAGCTGGTGAATTAAGAGAATTATCTTATGATCGTGGAGGAAAAGTTTTACTTCAAAATTACCTTAGAGTAGATAATAAAGCTCTTGCTCGTGAATTTGGTGTGCGGGATGATACTATAGAATATAATTGAACTGATGAAGATATTGATGCCGCATTAACTACTGCGAGCATGGACACATTATTAGATGCTCTTGACTTTGCTCCAAAAGCAATTAAAAATAGATTAGTCAATCGAGCAGTTGAACTTGAAATTTCTGACATTAATCGTATGGAAGCTATTAGTAAAGCTACTGGATTAAATGTTTTAAATATGATAAAAAATAAAAGAGCTATTGCGGCTGATGCTCCAAAAGAAGAAAAGCATGGTCGTAGAGTTCAACAAAATAAACAAGAAGAATCTACGGGACGTAGAGTAAAAGTTTAAGGAGGAAAAATGGCTGATGAAGAGGTAACTTCTTTCTCTGATATGTATGATTTCTTCCTTGCGGGAATTACTGATGATATGTTTATGGAATTAACAAAAGAGGATACTGAAGAGCTTCTTCAAGAAATTCTTTTAGCAGCCATTCCACACTTTGAATTTCCTAAAAAAGACATATTTAATGTAGATCTAGAAAATGCTCAGTTTTCTTGTCTATTGGATTTAGAAGAAAAAATGATATTACGTCAATATATGATTGTTGAATGAATTGGTTATCAGCTAGCTAGTATTGAAAATATTCGACAAAAATATAGTGGTAGTGATTTTAAGTTTACAAGTCAAGCAAGTCATATTGACAAACTTTTAAAGCTTCAAGAGCAATATAAGACAAGAGGTTTTCATCTTCAACGACTTTATAGACGTAGAAGAAAAAGAGTAGATGGTAGTTATGAGTCTACCTTCGATTTAATTATGAAGGAGAAAGACTAATGACTATTACAAAATATAATATTGATATAGATACAGTTACAGTACAAGAAAATCTTAGTAGAATTCTATCTCAAGTTTTTAAACTTCTTCCTATGCGGGAAGAAGAAAAAGATTGGCATAAGCCTTTAGAAACCTTAATAATAGAATTACTAGGGTTGAGTAGTCTTTTTTCCGACCAAAGAGATTTATTAACTTGTGCTTCTAAACTAGAAGGTCTACAAGTATCTCAAGATATTGATTTTACTCTTTATAGAAGAACAATATTTGAATGTTGCAGCCTTTTAGATAGGATTAAGCAGAATGTCTAATTCTTTAAAAAATAGAATAAAATATTGAGGTGGAAATTCTAATGGTCGGATAAAACAAACTAAATTATGGAGTTTTCATTTAGCATTAGATTCAGATTATAATAGTAGATGAATTAAAACTCCATTAAAAAGAATAGTTCATTGTTTAATAAATACTGATAATATTAAAATGGACTATGATAAAAAAATAATTTCAGTTGATTTTAGTAGTGAGCTTGAACCTGGAGATGTATTTCAATGTTTAGATGATCAAACTTATTGAATGATTCTTCTTCCAGATTTGGTAGAAACGGCATATTTAAAAGCTCAAATTATAAGATGTCGTTATCAACTTGATATTAATAATAAAAATTATTGAATTTATTTTCAAGGTCCAACTGAAACTGATATTAGATGGTTTCAAAAACGTAGTATTAATTTAAATGAAATGAATTTATCTGGAAGAATCTATATTAAAAAGGATGAAAATACTTTAAATTATTTTCATAGATTTACTAAAATTAATATTGCGGGATTACCTTGAGAGGTTCAAACTGTTGATTCTATTTCAACTCCAGGAGTTATTGAATTAGTAGTTAAAGAAGATTATACTAATGAATATAAAGATTTACCTTCTATTCCAATAGCAGATGAAAACGATATAATTATTGGACAAGATATAGTTAAACAAGATTCAAATATTAGCTATATGATTAATTCAAATTATTATGATGAGTCTGGTCAATGAGTACTTGCGGACAATGATTCAAAAGCTATATTAACAGATACTTATCAAAATGCTCGAATCTGTTCTATTAATATATTAGAAAGTGCAATTGGCAGTTTTAAAATTAAATATATTACAAATGATACTGTATATGAAAAAGAAATTACAATTGCAGACCCAGTACAATATATTCAAGGACCTGATGAGGTATATCCTTATGATATTGTTACTTATACGTCATTAATTGAAGGAGAATTTACAATTCCTGATGAGAGAATGGCTAAAATTATCGAATCTTCCCGCACACAATGTACTGTTGAAATTATATCTAGAAAAAAATCTTCCTTTACTCTTGGATTGATTACAGATGATAATGAGCAGTATATTAAAACAATTAATATTAAGTCTTTATAAGGAGGTTTAAATGAAAAGAGTATCGCAACAAATAATGACAGATTTTCATTCTAGCTTCCTTTCTTGTGAAAAAGATCAAGAATTAATATTAAGAAAATTATTTATAGAAAATAAGCCTTATAGTAACTATTTAAAAAGACTTTTAATTATTAATACTCCTGATTGTCTTGATGAAAGTCAAGGTCAATATTTACAAATTATAGATAAATATAGTTTAGGGAAATTAAAAGAAGAGGGATATATTTCTTTGACTCCAAAATTAAAAATTAAAGATTTTGGAGAGGTTAAGTCTTATATAATTATTGAATTTACAGATTTTTTTCCAACTTCTAATCCTGAATTTAGAAATGTTACTGTAAATTTTTCTATTTTTTGTAATACTGACTGTTGAGAGTTAGATAATTATAAAACTCGTCCAATTGCTATTGCGGGATATATTGATGGAATTTTAAACAATACTCGTTTAACTGGTATTGGAAAACTTCATTTTGTTGGCGCTCAGCGTTTAATAATGAATGAAGATTGAGGGGGAATTGTTCTTCAATATTCTGCAACACATGAAAATGATGAAGATAAAAATGAAATAATTACTAATGAAGATGTTCGTGAACATGTTCAATAGGTAGTGATTAATATGAGGTTACAAGGAGATAGTGGACTTTATCTTTCAGGAAGTCAAGTAAAAATTCCCACTTGCGGAATATTTATTGTTCAACCTACAATTAAAGATATAGTTCAATTTGGAGAAAATGAATTTTTTACAGCTGTAAAAATGATTGGGAGTCCAGAAGATTTTTTTTCCTCAGTAAAAGAGGGCAATTCTGAATTAAGTGAATTTAGTAATTTTCAAATTTTATTAGAGGTAATAAAAACTGATGAAGGATTAATTAAAGATTCTTTTGATAAGTTTTTTGAATTATGCTTTCCTGTTTACAATGTATTTTATACTCAAAACAGTATAAATTTTAGTTTACAAGAAGATGAAAATAATACTGTTATAGGTATGATTCAAATGTATAATTTTGAAAATTTTTCTACTATTGTTAAAGAATTATTTGATCCGCCAGATAGTAGGGAAAATAAATTTAATCCTGCAAATAAATTGGCGGAAAAAATTGCTAAAAAATTAGAAGCAGCAAGACAAAAAACTGATAAAAAATCTTCAGATAATTTTCAATCATTATTTAGTTTTTATACTTCTATTTTGTCTATTGGGTTACAAATGGATGTAAATATATTTTATAATTATACTCCTTTTCAACTCTATGATGCTTTTACAAGATATATTTCAAAACAAGAATGTGACTTATATCAAAAAATTGCTTTACAGCCGTTTGCATCCACTGAAAATATGGATGAACCTGATAATTGACAAAGAAATTTATATAATTAGTCTTGATTCTATTGGAATCTTGATTATAAAGAATCGCTATTCCTTTAGTGAATGGTGATTAAACAATGGCATTGTAAAAAATTACCGAGATTAAAAGAAAGGAATAGGTGATACTTAAGATGCGTTTTGGTATTCGTGAAATTTGTGACGTTGTATTCAAAGCTCGTACCCAGACTCAAATTGGTAACACTACTTTCGCAAAAGGTCAACCTGTACTTTATATTGATACAGCTAAGACTTCAAGCGTCGAGGGAACATCTGAGTTAGTTTATGCTCGTGGTGGTCGTGGTAATCCTCGTCTTATTGCTTGGGAAGGCGAACGTACTGTTACATTTAATGTAGAAGATGCTCTTCTTTCTCCTATGGGTATTGCTGTTTTAACTGGTGCTGGACTTATTGATGCTGGTACCGGTAATCAGAAAATGTATGTTCATACAACCTTCGATCTTCCTATCTTAACAGGTGGGAAAGTTAAAATTGATGCTGATACAGCTGGTGGAGAAGATGCTGTTCTTTATGTAAAAGCTGATACTGCACCTATCTTTGGTATGGTTCTAGATAATGCGGGAGCTGGCGTAGTTCCAGTAACGGCAACTGCATTAACAGATGGCGAACATACTGTTGGAACTGATGGAATAGAAATTACTTTCCCAGGTGCAACTGAATATGTTGGACATACTCTTCGTGTTGATACATATGTAGTTAAGACTGCTGGAGTTAAACAGATTACTATTGATGCTGACAACTTTGCTGGAAGCTACTATGTAGAAGCTTCTGGATTATTCCGTGAAGAATATTCTGGTGAAGATATGCCAGTTGAGATTATCTTCCCTAATGTTAAGATTCAGTCTTCATTTACTTTCAATATGGCTAATACTGGCGATCCATCTACATTCTCATTCGTTATGGATGCGTTCCCTGACTATACAAAGTTTGATAAAACTAAAAAGCGTGTCGTCGTTTTCCAGATTATTGGTGATGAAAATATTGAAACTGAATAGACTTTAACCAATGATGCTACTCTTTTGACATTAACAATTAGTGGGTTTATTTTAGCAACATTTGTTTTTGGAAAGTTAACTTATACTGGTACAGTTACAAAATCATAATTTAATTAATATTTAAAGAGGTGTTTTTATAAGCACCTCTCTTTTTTTTTAGATTTTTCAGGAGTATAAAATGGAAAATTATAGTTTTAAATATTTACATTTTTGACAAGAACATATTCCCGAAGAAGCTTGAGCAAATCAAATTTGATATGAAACAAAAACAGAAATTTTAGAAAGACATTTGTTAAATTTGGCCAAAAGACAAGAAAAAATTAAAAGAATAGCTAAACAAAATAATATAGATGAAGAAGCCGTTTCTCAATTTCTTAGTGGAGAAATTTTACAAGGAATTTCTACAATTTCTAATAAAGATTTTGAAAATAATGATGAAACAGAAATAAGTGCGGACAAGGATCCGAGAGAAATTATTACCAGATTAAAAAAAGCTTTATTAACATTTGACACTATTGATGATTTTGTAGATACTATTAATAATTATTTACAATCATTATCTGATGAAACTCAATATATGTTAGATGCATATGTAGAAAATACCATGTTAAAAGTAACAGAAGGTTCTATATTAGGACAAGATAGTTTAGCTGGATATTCTTCCGCAGGTAAGGTTATTGCAGCATTAATGGGTAAATATAGTAACGATGCTTTTAAGATTCCTGATAATGCTAATGAACAATATAATACTGCAATGGGAAAGGTAGTACTTGCGGCGCAGTTGATACCGCTTTGTCAGGAAGAGATAAAAAGCGGCATGATTGTTCGACATGGTAAAACAGGTTCTACAAATAGCGGTCATTTTGAAAAAGATATTTTCTTATTAGATGAAGTTCGTAAAAAATGTATTGCTTGATTACGAGAAGCTGATAAAACTTTGAGAGAAGTTAGTGAGGGTGTTGGCATTGTCCGCACACATTTAAAAGCATTAGAAGGTAATGAACAAATTGAACATTTTATAAGACAACAAGTTTCTTATAGTCATACTGGAAATAACTACTATGGAGTTAATTTTAATCCTGACAATGAGTTAAAAGAAATATTAAAAGAAGTAAAACAGAAACAAGCTTATTATAAAAAGAAAGCTAAGAAAGACTTTTCTATTGATATTACTGATGAAGGTGGAGTTTTAAGAATAGCATTGGGTGCAAATGCTAAGAATTATGAAAAACAATTAACTGATAATTTAAAATCTTATACTATTAAAATCCAAGATGGAACTCCTATGTCTACGCTCTTGGGAAGAGAAGCTGGTTATACTGGTGAAGATATGTGAGCTATATTACAAATAGCTTCTGGGATAAGTAGAAACAATGATTATAATGAAGCAGATGATAAATGACAGTTTTTAATTAAAAGTATTGGATATAGAAGTTTATTAAATGCTTTAGCTGGTTTTGAAGATACTGATGATCAAAGTTTTTATATGGTTATTAATGGTAATTTTTGAACCATCTCTGATTTTATAGAGCATTTTTTGAATTCTTCCTCGTCTGTTGGTTTATCAGAAGTTGCAAATAGTAGTAGTAAAAATTTAGGATTAGTTCGTTCAACTTATTCTAGTTTAAATCAACAATTATGACAAGTAGATATTGAAGGAGACGGAATTTTAGATAATGCTCAAGATCGTTCAGATTTACTTTGAAGAAAAAGTTTAGATTTAATGTATAATACTAAGATTAGAGTAGAAATTACAATGCGGGAAATATCTCAGTTAATGCAAAAAGTTTTGTAAATTTTTTGTAAAATTTTGTTTACAATAATAAAAAATTGGGTATAATATAATTGTAAATAATTTTACTTAGGAGGAAAAATGATTAATATAGAAGTAGAAAAAAAGAAAGTTTTAAGTTCTCAAGATATTACAGACATTATTACTTTTTCTCTTCAAGAAGCAGATAAAGATGGATACCTTAAAGGTTTTATATTTGAAAGAGCATTAGTAGTATTTTCTACTATTATGTTTTACCAAGAGACAAAAGAAGAATTAGCTGCTTTGGTTACAATTAATATTAATGAAGCTTTTGATAAAGTTATTGAAAATGGATATTATGATAAGCTTTATGATGAGCATGCAGAAGAATTTGAATATATTATTGATTGTGGAATAGAGTGATATAATGATTTAAAAGATTATCAATTATCTGCTCGTGGAATCTTTGATATGTTACAAACTGTAAGTGGAGATATTGTAAATATGGCTACTGAGCGTTTACAAGAAGTAGCTAGTTCAGAAAATATTAAACAATTAGAAAATATTACTGAACGTTGGACAAATCCCAATAATTAGTTTGGTCAAAATTAAATAAAATTAATAGCCTTATTTTTAGATAATAAAGATAAGGCTATTTTTTTATAGCTAAACTATAGGAGACAAAGGAGGTTCTCATTTTGTTTTATATAAAAGGAATTACCTTAGTCAATGAGCACCTTTATATAGAAGAAGGTGAGGACATTGAGTAAGTATTCAAATACAATTGAATATCAGTTAAAAACTTCTGCTGATTTAAAGGGTATTGAACAATTACAGAAATCTTTGACTCAAGTTACGACAACTTTGAATCGAATGCATTTAAACCCTGGGGTAGATCACCTTGGTTTAGACCAGTCTCTTGCCAACGTTCAGAAACTCCAAGATGCTTTAACTAAAGCTTTTAATCCTAAACTTGGTATTATTAATGGACAACAATTACAAAAAGAAATTGGAAATATTGGATTAGATACATTAATTAATGATTTAAATAAAGCTGGTGCTTCTGGTCAAATTGCTATTAATAATATGGTTGGTGGATTAGGAAGAATTCATACCAATCTTAATACTATTAGTAGTGCTGTTGATAAAGTTGTAAATACTTTTGGTAATACTGTTCGTTGGGGTATTACTGCTAGTATTTTTGAAACTATGTCTAATAATCTACGTCGTTCTGTAGAATATGTTCAAGATTTAGATACTTCTTTAAATAATATTCAAATTGTTTCTGGTCAAAGCAATGAACAAATGAAATCATTTGCAGAATGAGCTAGTAAAGCTGGACAAGATTTAGGTCGTTCTACTATTGATATCGTAGATGCTGCTCAAATCTTTGCTCAAAATGGTTTTAATATTGAAGATCAAAAGAAATTAGCGGAACTTACAAATGAAGTAGCAAATGTTACTCAACAAAGTTCTGAAACAGCATCTTCACAAATTACTTCATTAATGAATGGTTATAAACTTTCTATTGATGAAGCTAAAGATGCTCTTGACGCTATGGCATTAGTTGCTGCTGAAAGTGCATCAGATCTTAATGAATTAGCTACTGCTGAGACTCGAGTTGCATCATTAGCTCACGATTTAGGTGTATCACAAAATCAGTTGACTGCACAATTATCAACAATGGTTTCTGTTACTCGTCAAGCTCCTGAGACAGTTGGTAATGCTTTACGTAGTATTTATGCTCGTATTGGAGATTTAAAACTTGGAGAAACTCTTGAAGATGGAGTTAATTTAGGTAAGGTTTCTGGAGCATTACAATCAGTTGGAATCAATGTTTTAGATGCTAATGGTCAAATGCGGGAAATGGGTGAAATTCTCGAAGATTTAATGGATAAATGAGATGAACTCGACAGGGCTCAGCAACAAGCATTAGCAATTCAGGTAGCTGGTAAACAACAAGTTAACATGTTCCAAACCTTAATGTCGAATGCAGACATGTATAGAGATACATTAGAAACTGCTGAAGGTGCAATTGGAACTTTAGATAAACAACAAGAAATTTATATGAATTCCGCAGTAGCTAAAATGCAATCATTATCTGCTGCTGGAGAAGGTCTAATTAATTCTTTATTTAATGCTGATAATTATAAACCTGCTATTGATACTTTAACAACTTTTGTTAATATTTTACAGAATGTCGTTGATAGTGTTGGTGGAGGTTTGCCAATCTTGACCGCATTTACTTCTATGTTCTTAAAATTAGGAAATCGTGAAATTGGTACTGCTATTGGTGATTTTGTTTTTAATAAAAAGCAAAACAAAGCCGGTGAAGATTCAGATGCCTATAATACTTGATTACTTTCTTCTCTTGGAGGAACACGAGCAGATACAACTGCTGCTTATAAATTTACTCAAGAACAATATGGCGGTAAAAGAGTTACAGAAATGAATGCAGCAGATCAACAAGAGTATAATAGAATTCTTGAAGAAACTGTCGAAACAGAAAAAGCTTCAGTTGCTGCTGCTTATAATTACAATGAAGCTTTAAAAGAAAGAATTAAACAAGAAGAAAAAGAACATGAATTAGTTGAGCAAGGTATTAAATTATATGTAGATGAAAATCATCAAATTAAAGCTATAGCAGATGAAGCATCTGAAGGAATTGTAGATACTTCTTATATTAATGATTTAGAAAGTTCAATTTTATCTTTAGAAGAAATAGAAAGTGTTTTAGAAGAAGATACTACTATTTCTAAAAAATGAAAAGATGCAATTGTTAAAGTTGCTCAAGAACTTAAAAATGCTAAAGATATTTTAGGTACAGAGTATGATTATGAAGTTTTTACAAACACAAAAGTTGAAGAATTAAGAAAAATAGCTCAGGAACAACAAGATGAAATAGATGAAAGACAGGGTTTAATTAGAAATTATAATTCTGGAGAATATCAACCTGCTGAAACCCCAGAAGTTGCTAAAGCTAGACAAGAATATGAAGTACAACGAACTAATGTTGCTTATAAAGAGCAAGAACAAAAAGATTTTATAGATAGCCAGAAAGTTAAAGAACAAGTTCGTTCTATAATGGAATTGACAGAAGGAGTAACAAGTTTATTCTTCGCTCTTCAAAGTTTAAAATCCATTGGAGAAATTATTTCTGATGATTCTATTAGTAATACTGAAAAATTTGATAAAATTATAGGAAATTTAGTTATTACAGTTCCTTCTTTAATTGATGGTTTTAGTAAATTAAGTAAGGCTACAGAAGGATTAAATGGATTAGTTTCTATTTTAGGTAATAGTGGTATAATTATTAAATTAGCTGAAACTATTCCAATATTTTCTAGTTTAACTGGAGCTGCTGAAGCAGCAACCGCAGGAACTTTAGGTTTTGGTGAAGCTATTGGAGCTTTAGCACTTCCTATCGGAGTGGCAGTAGCAGCTATTGGAATATTAATTGCAGTTATTAAAGCTGTTTTTGATTGAGTTCATAGATATGATATAGCTTTGGAAAAAGCTAATGAGAATCTTAAAATCGCTCAAGAAAATACAAACAGAGCTCAAACTGTACTTTCTGAACTCAAATCTGGAT